CTTCCGGTTCAACAACTGCTGGTCCTTCCGGTTCAACAACTGCTGGTCCTTCCGGTTCAACAACTGCTGGTCCTTCCGGTTCAACAACTGCTGGTCCTTCCGGTTCAGCGCGAGAAACTGCTACTTCTGGCTCAGGCGCCCGGTCCTTTGCTAATTTATTAGAATTTAACGCTTCAACCAATTGTTTCTTTTTTTCAATATCATTATTTTGACCAGAATTATATAAGGTTTCAAAATCTTTTAATTTTTTGATTCCTGTCTTAGCCAAAAGCATTTCAACGTCATCAGATTTATATTTTTCATTTTTATTTTTATATTCATTGTAAAGTCTGGAAAAATCATTATTAAGAATTTCTAATTTGGGATCAACTTTCCGTTTTGGTTTTGCTCCACCTTCCGTTGTTCTACGTTTTTTTAGCGTTTTAAACCGAAGATTAACTTTACGTTTATTACGTCTAAATGAATTGTATTTATTTTTCTTTTGATTAGACCGTTTTTTGTATTTTTTATGGGTCTGTGTTTTATTTTTTAGCAATTTTAATACCTTTTTTTTGGATAAAAACATATCTATATATAAATTTATATATATATTTTTTTATTATAATGTTAATATAAATATAATGAGTAATAATGCTACTTCTCCAATAGATATTACAAATAATTACAATTCTACCTGTGACTTAAAATGTAAATATAGTTTTAAATATCCCTTAAGCAACTTAAATCTAACAAATAAAGGAGGATTTCTCTATATAACACCTGAAAATTTTAATGATACACCAGTAACATATAATTCAAATAGATACAATGTAAGAGGAATTCGCTTATACCGAAAATCCTTACATACCTATGGAGGAAAAAATGCTGATGCAGAATTACTTATAATTCATAATAATGTAAATGGGAGTGATATTTTAATTGTTTCTATACCAATTATGGTCGGTTCTGGAAATCCGAAAAGTAGTGCTATATTTGATACGATTATAGCCGAAGTTGCTAAAACTGCGAACTCTGTAGGAAAACAAACATCATTGAATAATGTAACTTTCACATTAGACCAATTAATACCGATGAAACCTTATTTTTCATACAATGGAACATTACCGTATTCACCATTTGATGGAACAAACTCTTATCTAGTATTTAATATAGATAATGCTATTTCAATGTCTACTTCAGCATTTCAGTCATTTAGTAATATTATAGCAGAATCAACTAGTCAAATTAATCCTGTAAAAAATGGATTATATTATAATGAAAAAGGACCTACCTACTTTTCTCCTTCAGGTAAATCAGAAGAAATATTTATTGAATGTTTGCCAACAGGTTCGTCAGGAGAAGTGTTGATAGAAAAGAACAAAAGCAATGAAACAGTATTTAATAATCAGAAGATAAAAAATATAGTTAATAATAAAATATTTCAAGGAATATTTATAGCATTACTTATTATATTAGCGTTATTTATGTTAAAAATGTTATTTTATTCCTTTTTATCTAGTAAAGGCTTGAAGGGCGGAGTTAAGAGTGCTGTTAATGGTGCTGTTAATGGTGGAGGTAATAATAAAATAATTTCTTCAAGCGTGGGAGGTGGGATGCGTTTATTTACAAAACATTAGTCTCTACAAACTAGTAAGTTCTTCTTTCTCAAATAAATGTGTTAAACAAGAGAGAATATATACCCCACTCACGATATTTCCTAACCAGGCTAAAGTAAACAGATTTAATATTAATTTATTCGTTTGAGTTAATTGTTCAAAATAAGAAGAATAATTTAACATGTATAAAAAGGAAACCAATACTATAAATTGGAACATTTTATCATATAATTTTTTATTACCATATTCTTCAGGCACTAAATAATCTTCTAATAAAGCAAGCAATAATGACCCAATAACAATGGGCATAACCTTAAATACAAATTGTTTTATTTCTTCGGTTGATAAGTTGGCTGTTAAAGCAGATAGATTAAAAATATGATATATAAAAACAGGAATGGAAAGATAAATTACACTTTTCCATATGAATGCTTCTACTGCGTGAGGCGCAAAAAGCATTCCAGCAAATCCTCCACAGACAAATAAGCCTGACCCAAAAAAAGAGATATATTTGTTAGTAAAAAAAAAGAGTAATGTAATTCCTATAAATAATAATTCAAATACTTTTTGATATTCTAAAAATAAATTAGAATCATACATATAATCAATTATATTAGATAAAATACCATGTATAAAAGAGAGTATCTCTAAAAACATTATATAATATACGTATTTATAGTTTATAGAAAAAATACGTATATTTTTTGGTTTTTTAAAAACAATATAAATAAAAATGTATTCTGATGAAGTTCAACCATATTTAGATATATATTACAATACTTTAGATAAAAGTAAAATAAGGGAATTAATTCAACACGCAACTGATGGAGGTAAATGTGTGCGCGGGTTTATTGTAAAACATATTATAGAAACTTTGACGGGTAAAACGGCATCCGAAGTTCCGTGGCAACCGATCGCAAGTGTTGAATTAATTCATTCAGCAAGTATCGTGATTGACGATTTGCCTTGTATGGATAATGATACTTACCGCCGAGGTAAATTAAGCACTTTTAAACATTTTGGAAATAATGAAGCCATTCTTTCTTCTTATTTTATGATTTCTGAAACATTAAGGATTATTATTGATGGTCTAGACGGTTCGGATAATTTGCGTGCTTTGAAAACACTTATGAATGAATGGTGTGAATTATTGGGAAAAAATTTGGTTGTTGGGCAATTTTTAGATTTGAAGGGCGATGCTGAATCTTATTTCAATATAAAATTTTCGCAAAATGATTCGGTTAATGACTATATTATTAAATATAAAACCTGTTCGCTTTTTTCTTTTTCCTTTTTGATTGGGGCATTTTTTTCAGATAGAACTGATCCTGAATCTATACAGGATTTCAAGGATATGGGGTTACATTTTGGTATGATGTTTCAGTTAATGGATGATTATCGCGATAAAGATACGGATGTGCCTTATGCGAATTATGTTTTAACCAAAGGGTTGCCAAAAGCCGTTGAAAAATACAAGGAATCGCGAGATAATCTCTCTCTCTTGTTGAAAAAACACAATTTATATACCGATAAGTTTGTTACTTTAATGTTAAATATTGATAAATTGTTTGTGAATTAGGATTTTATTTCAATATATTTATATAATGAAATAAAAATTAAATAAAAAAATAAATGTAATAATAACATGTCGATTACTATTAAAGGCGGTTTTGATATTTTTCGAAATCAAATTGTAAATATTGTTTTACAAAAAAATAATATATGGAATTTTGGAATGATAATGTATAATAAAAAAAAAATATTTAATATAAATTCTAATCAAGAAAATAAAATAGAATTAATTAAATATAATACAAAACACGCGTTGGTAATAAATGATATGATAATTTATGAAAATGAAAAATTATTTATCTATGATATTAAATTAGATATGAATAATAATGTTAATGAAAATATTAATGTTAATGAAAATATTAATGTTAATGAAAATATTAATGTTAATGAAAATATATACAAGAATATTATTTATAATGTAATTAATTATAATGATTTTCGTGATTTTAATCTAACGCGTAGTCTTAATTAACAAAAATGATTGATATATATTTTTATATATTTTTATATATTTCTCTTATACTAATGCATCCATACTTTATATAAGCGCTTAATTCTGATGTGATTTTATTTAAATCATTATGAGTATGTGAATAAGTTTTTACTGCTTTATTTAATATTTTAATCGCTTCTTCTCTCCCACCATAAACCATTAGATGAGGATTATTTGATGTAAATTTATGTAACGCCAAATTTAATGGCATAATAGAAGAATAAGAATCTATTTCATTTTTTTTATGAAAATTAATTTGTATAAAGTCTGATGACGGATGTAGATAATAATCATCTGCTGTTAATACCTCAACTTTCATTTTTTTACATAAATCAATTATTTCTTCACCGCGTTTAATCGCATAATGACTAAAATCATAATTAAATCCAATTATATTAATGTCTAGCGAATTAATTAAATGTTCTATTATTTTATTATTCTCTCCATAAAATGAATATAATTTTCCTCCATTTTTTTTAATCTCTTCGGATAGAACATCTATACATTCAATCATAAATTGAACCTCATATTCTGAATTATCTTTATTTTTATCACTAACTTGTTCGGGTGTAAAAATAAAAATTGTATAAATCTTTTTACATTTATTATTCAATAAATTTAATCCATTATTATTTACCATTCGCAAATCACGATGAAATATAAATAACCCATTATCATATATTTTATTTGAAACAGACATTAATTTAATAATATATAATATTATTTGTTTATATTTTATTAATATATATACAATGGCATACCTTCAAGATTTTTGGAAAGATCAATGGTATAATATCATGTTTTTTGTAGTTATTATGTTAACATTAATTGCGGTATTTTCTATATTAGGCATTAATTTTGAAGAGGAACAAAATAAACATTTGAAAAAAATAGTTACGATTGAAGCCTTTGGGGGAAGCGATTTTAGTAATGGGTTATGTTCAACCTATTCAAACGACCCACCAACTTTAGAAAAAAAGTGTAATACATTAAGTGAAAAAAATTGTAAACTTACGAGTTGTTGTGGATGGTTAAATAAAACAAAATGTGTCGCAGGTAATAACGTTGGACCAAATTATCATTCTAATGGTGATAAACCTATTACAATTAGTAGTTGGGATTTTATGAATTAATTATTGAATTAAATAAATCATATTTTAAAATAAATAATTTCTATTGCTCCCGCATAATTCATTAATGCCGTTATTAAATACTGACCCCAGAAAACAAGGAAAGAATACAGGAAATTTTAAAGGAAAACAAGCTACGGTACAACAACAATCATCACATTCACATTCACGACAACTATCTTCCTCGTTTACTGAACCTTCTGTTGTTTGAATGTAGCCAGATTTCCAATAATCACAAAAAGTATTGGGACAGCATTCACATCGTTCTTTATGTGGATTTGGATGACATAACCAATAGCATGCGCCACAACATCTACTCTCAATTGATTCGGTAGAATAACAATATTTTCCTTTGCGGTAAGATATATTATCTTCTGTTTTTTTTTGGTTATTTTTATTGGTTTTGATTTTTTTGGCTCTTTATTGCTAACATTATTGCTGACATTGTTTGTAATCTCTCCAATACTTAGAGGCTTTTCATATTTTGGTGGTGTATCAATATACGTTGACATTTCACATTCGTAATCAGGCGGAATATCTCCGTAACAAATTATTATAGGGATTGGATATTTATTAATACCAGTTATTTGACGAATTGCTTTCTTGTTCAGAGTATTCTCATTATCCATAGAGTCAAGTTGAGTAGGATCTACAATCGGTGTAGGAACAATAAACATTTTATTAAATTGTTGATATATAAGAGCTATAATAAATAATTAGTAATCAATTTCTATCAATTAAATGAATTGATAGCAATTGATTTAATTGATAGAAATTGATTTAATTGATAGCAATTAATTTAATTAATTAATATATAAAAAATTGATTTAATATTAATATTATAATAATATATATATAATCTAACATGTTGATACCAGTAAAATGTTTTTCGTGTGGAAAAGTTCTTGCCGATTTATATAGAGAATATATGCGAAGGGTAAGGGAAAAGAAAATAAAAAATGATATGGCTATAGATGATGTAATATATTTAACCAAAGCAAATGCGGATAAAACTCCTGAAGGTGAGGTTTTAGATAGTTTACACTTAAACAAAATGTGTTGCAGACGTCATATGTTGACGCATGTAGATATTGAGTAAATATAAATTAATTATTAAAACAAAAATTTTATTTGTATATTTTTTATAAATAATAATATAAATTATTTTTATTATTTATAATAATAATTTATATGCGTTATATATAAGATGAACACGAAATATAAAAAAATTACTAGGCGTAAAAGTTCTAAACGCACGGCTAGAAAGAGCAGAATAAATAAAAGTAAAAACTCTAAAACACGTAGAACAAAACGTACTTTTCGTAAGCGAAGTCAACATAAGCGAAGTCAACATAAGCGAAGCCAACATAAGCGAAGCCACAGAAAGTATAAAGGAGGATGTGGAGGACAAGCATGGAACGGGGGAGATATAGGAAAATGGCCAGGTGTTTCTGGTCCTCACGATGGAAATTATTATGAATATAAAGGAGTTCCAAGTGGTTTGTATGACCCGCCAATGCCTTCTAACAAACAATTTCAAAATGGAGGAGGTATGTTAAATCTATTACCACAAGATTTAGTAAATGTTGGCCGTTCTTTAACTGGAGGATTACAAGGCGCTTATGCTGGATACCAAGGTGAACCGAGATTTGATTCAACCTACCCATTGCCTATAGATCAACCAAGCATGGATAGAGAGATTCAAACACAAATTAAATATAACCCAATAAATTTAGATAAAATACATACCAATTCTGGAAATTCTGTTGTAGATATATAAAATTTATTATTATATAATTTTTTCTTATTATATATTATAATGTTTGCCGTTATTAAGAAATTATGTACGCCTTCTTACATTTATTTAGTGTTATCAGTTCTCTCAATGGTTATTTTGATGGTTCAAAATTTGGGAAATTCCAATAAATACTGTGTTGGTCCTTTTGAATGCGGAGTTCCTAATACCGGAGCGATGTTTTTAGGAAAAGGGTTATACATTGCTTTTTGGACTTGGCTGTTAAATGCGATCTGCCGGGCTGGGTATAAAAACCTCTCTTGGGTTTTAGTATTATTTCCGTTTATTATGTATTTTCTAATGATCGCAGGTATGATTTTTGCGAAGGGAATGAAATCTCTTTAAATAATTAAATTATATCACTATAATATCAAAAATCTATAACAAAATTTATATCAAAATTTATAACTATTTTTGTTTTATTTATTATATTTAATAAATAAAATATGGTCTAAAAAAATTATACTATTATTATAATAGAATGAATGAACAAATAACTTGGGCAATTATAGATAAGTATTTTAATGATAATCCGTCAGGATTAGTTTCACATCAATTAGATTCCTATAACCAATTTTTTAACACAGGAATCAAACAAATTTTTAAGGAAAAAAATCCTATCCGAATTATGAAACAACAAAATCCGAAAACAAATGAATTTAGATTTAGATGTAATTTATATCTGGGAGGGAAAGAAGGAAACCGTTTATATTATGGAAAACCAGTTATTTATGATGAAAACAGAGAACATTATATGTATCCGAATGAAGCACGGCTGAGAAATATGACGTATGGTATTACAATACATTATGATGTAGAGGTAGAATTTTTAATAAGAGACGACGCAACGGACGAAATAGAAACGAAAACTATTTTATTAGAGAAAATTTTTCTAGGTAGATTTCCTATTATGGTTATGTCTGATTTATGTATTTTAAAAGGCTTAGATAAAAAAGTTAAATTTGAATTAGGTGAATGTAAAAATGATTATGGGGCCTATTTTATTATTGATGGATTAGAAAAATGTATAATTCCTCAAGAAAAATTTGCCGATAATATGCTTTATATAAGGGACAAAGAGAGCGACCTTTATTCGCATTCCGCTGAAATCCGGTCGGTATCAGAAGATGCCTCCAAACCAATTCGTACTTTATCTATTAAGATTGTTATGCCGACGCCTTCTTTATCAAATAATCAGATTGTCGTCAATGTGCCGAACGTAAGAAAACCAGTCCCTTTATTTATTTTAATGCGAGCATTGGGTATTGAATCCGATAAAGAAATAATTGAATTTTGTTTATTGGATATGGAGAGCTATAAAAATTATGTTGATTTGTTTATTCCCTCAATCCATGACGCTGGAAGAATATTTACACAAGAAGGCGCTATAAATTATATTGGCTCCTTTACAAAGGGCCACACAGACGCACATGCTCTAGAAATATTGACGAATTATCTCTTACCACATGTAGGTGAAATGAATTTCCGAGATAAAGCATATTTTATCGGATATATGGTTAGACAATTATTAAGTGTATACATGAAAGAAAACAAAGCGACAGATAGAGATAATTTTCGCTTTAAACGGGTAGAATTACCAGGCGCCTTATTGTATGATTTATTTAAAGAATATTATACGCTTCAACAGAGAGATATTTATTTAAAAATAGATAAAGAATTTTTATTTCATGAAGGTCAATATAATTCAAAGGAAGGTTTTTTTAATTTAATTGAAGATAATTATAAAGCTATTTTTTCTGATAGAATAGTTGAAAACGGGTTTAAAAAAGCATTTAAAGGCAAATGGGGGTCAGAAGAACACACTGAACGTGTGGGTGTTGTCCAGGATTTAAACCGATTAAGTTATAATTCGTATATCTCTCATTTGCGGAAAATTAATCTCCCATTAGATGCCAGTGCGAAAGTGGTGGGCCCGCGACTCTTGCATTCATCGCAGTGGGGTATTATAGATCCAGTAGATACACCGGATGGCGGGAACGCAGGTTTACACAAACATATGACGATTGTTGCGCATATCACAACGGGGTGTTCTTCTTATCCAGTAATTAAATGGCTGCGCTTACATTCTAGTCTGAAACTTTTGGCCGAATGTAGTCCTTTTTATGTATCAACCATGTGTAAAGTTATTGTAAATGGAAATTGGATTGGGGTTATTTCTAATCCAAAGGAAACACAATACATTTTCAAAGAAAATAGAAGAGTAGGCATTATTCCGCCTTTTATAAGTATTCAGTGGAATATAGAAACAAATACAATCTATATTTATACCGATTCGGGTAGATTATGTAGACCTATTTTTTATATTAATGACGAAGGAAAACCAAGTTATGACAATAAACCAATTTTGGAAAACATAAGCGCCGATAAATTTACTTGGGAGCAATTGATTACGGGATTCGCCAAAAGAAAAGACGAGGATTTCTCTATTATGTCCTATAAATTTTATTCTAATGTAGCCGAGTTATACAGTGCGACCGATTTAAAAAATTTAAAAGAAACTAGAGGCATTATTGATTATATGGATACATCTGAAGCAGAAGCATCACTTATCGCGATGAAACCTGGTTATGATATAAAAAACAAATTTTATACTCATGTAGAAATTCATCCGTCGCTTATTTTAGGCGTCATGGGAAATCAGATTGTTTTTCCAGAAAATAATCAACTTCCACGTGATTTATTTGCGTGCGGCCAAGCAAAACAAGCTGTATCGATGTATAGCACAAATTTTCAAACCAGGATGGATAAAATGGGCGTTGTTTTAAATAACGGCCAGATTCCTTTGGTGAAAAGTAGATATCTAAAATATATTAACAATGAGGAGCATCCCTGTGGCGAAAATACAATAGTCGCAATTATGTCTTATAATGGATATAATGTAGAAGATTCTATTTTGTTTAATGAAGGGTCTCTTAAACGCGGGCTTTTCCGAACGACTTATTATACAACCTACCAAAGTAGAGAAGAAAGTTCCAAAGTAGGCAAATCGCAAACCGACTCACATTTTGTGAACGTTGAAAAAGAAAATGTTATTGGAAAAAAACCTGGTTATGATTATTCGGAATTAGACGATTATGGTTTAATTAAAGAGAACACACCATTAGACGAGAAAAAAGTTATTATTGGAAAGGTAACTAAAAATTTAGATAATCCAGAATCAGGTATAGATTCATCTTCTTTTCCAAAAAAAGGTCAAGTCGGATTTGTAGATAAAACATTTATAACCGAAGGTGAAGAGGGATTTCGAATTGCGAAAGTTCGCGTAAGAGACCAGCGCATTCCGGCAATTGGTGATAAGTTTTCTAGTAGATGTGGGCAAAAAGGCACCCTAGGCGTAGTTATACCCGAAGAAGATATGCCTTATACCGCAAGTGGTATACGACCCGACATCATTATTAATCCCCACGCCATTCCGTCGCGGATGACGATTGGGCAATTGGTAGAAACTATTATGGGCAAAGCCTGTAGTATGTATGGAGCTTTTGGTGATTGTACTGCGTTCGTAAATATTGGGTCTAAACATAAAATATTTGGTCAATTATTAACAAATCAGGGGATGCATTCTAGCGGAGGAGAAATATTATATAATGGTCAGAGTGGCGAACAATTGGAAGCCGAAATATTTATGGGACCAACCTACTATATGCGACTGAAACATATGGTAAAGGATAAGATAAATTATCGTGCGCTCGGACCCAGAACCGGATTGACGCGACAACCAGTCCAAGGGAGAGCCAATGATGGAGGGCTCCGGATAGGTGAAATGGAACGTGACGGTTTAATCGCACATGGGGTTACTAAATTTTTACAAGAATCAATGTTAATACGCGGCGACGAATATTTTATGGCGGTTTGTAATAAAACCGGAACAATTGCGATTTATAATAATAGTTATAATTTGTTCTTGAGTCCATTCGCAGATGGTCCTATTAAATTTTCTGGGACACTTACGGACGGTATGAATGTTCAGAATATTAGTAGATATGGGCGAACATTTAGTATTGTTAGAATTCCTTATGCGTTCAAGTTACTAATTCAGGAGTTACAAACCATGAATGTCCAATTGCGTCTTATTACTGAAGATAATATTGACCAACTGACCAGTCTCTCTTTTTCTGATAATATTAATAAAATAAATTCCAAATTTATTTCAGGGGAGAAAATATTTATAGATAAGACTCAGGCTTTAGATACTACAATAGCTGAGAGTTCCATTAAAATGATTCCCGTAGGACTTTCACCGGATAAAAAACCGGCAGGTCAAACAAAATTATTCGCAAATAAATTCCTTAAATTTAAAATGCCGAAATTTAATTCTATGCCAACCAATTTACTTAATATTCAAGATAAATTACCAGTTACTGATTTAGACCGCGTTTTTGCGGGCATTCATAGAACAGTCAATGAATATAAAACAAAATTAGATAGTATAGATGATAAAACATTTATACAATTATCTTCAAAAATGGATTTATACGCAGGATTAAAACGGCATTTTATGAAAAAAGGATTCCCGTTTGCCACAAATGCTGCTTTGAAAATGTATGAGCTTATAAAAGAATTAAATCTGATTGATTGTAATAAACCGATACGCGCATTTTGTAATGCTGAATTACCTGGAGCGTTTATTGTGACAATTAATCATTTTGTAAAAACTGTATGTAAAACAACCGCTGATTTTGATTGGGTTGGCAGTTCATATTACCCCGAGGCCGCAGCCAAAGCCGGCGATTTAACTATTTTAGGTGATAAATATGGATTCTATACAAACAATCGTACTAATTGGTTAATCGGGCCAAAGCCAAATGCTTTACCTGCGGATGTGTCAGACACAACAGGTGATTTAATGAATGGTGCGGTAGTGGTCACATTGGCAAATGCCATTCACGCACGATTTGAAACCACTGGTGGAGCAACCCTTGCGACAAGTGACGCAGGTATTGATGTATCAGAAGATTATTCTAACCAAGAATGTGATACATCATTGCTTAACTATGGGCAGATTATAGCGGCTATATTAGCTCTTGCGCCTGGGGGACATATGGTTACAAAACAATATACATTTAATCGTCCATTTAGTCGGTCATTAATTGCTTTAGTGTCGCTTTTGTTTGATGAAGCTTATGTGGTTAAACCAGTGACGAGTCGGCCGGGAAATTCTGAAGTATATATTGTGGGTAAAGGATTTCTAGGCATTGAGAAGCCCCTCGCGGAAGAATTAGTTGAACGTTTTAGTGTATATAGTGGAAATCCATCTGCTCCATGTAAATATGCTCCATTATTTAATCCGGAAGATTATAAAGCGATTGACCAAGAATTACTAAAAGCTGCGACAAAAATACACACCGAACAACAAGTTGAATTCTTAAATGAATTTAATGAATATCATGAAAATAAAGATTTTGATTTAGACCTAAATGATATTTCCAATAAAATGCAAAAAGAATGGCTGAAAAAATACCCCTTGGTAGATATAAATAAAACTGATATGATGTATTACATAAAAAATCCTAATCCGAATCCTTTAACAACAACAACTAGTGCTAGTGCTCCTGCTACTGCTCCGCTTGCTACTCAGGCCATGGCCACTTTAAATACTGCCGCCTCAACCGCATATAACGCATTAGATAATCTTGGGAATTTTGTATCGAATACCCTAACTGGTCAAGCAGCAGAAGAACCCATGGTGCCAGTAGCTTCTGAGACAAAAGAAGGACAAGTAGAAGAAATTCAACCGTCCATATTAGAAGTCGTAGAGGAAGAGAAGGAAGAAGGCGAAGAAAAACCCGAAGAAAGTAATAAAAAGGTTATTACTATTTAAACTAACTAACTGACAAACAAATTTATTTATTTTATCTATTTATTTTATCTATTTAATTAATTTAATTAATTTAATTAATATATAAAATTGAAACAAAATTAAAAATATAAATTTCTATTATAAATAAGAATGGCACAGAGCGGACCTATTGTAAGATTTTATAAGGCGCGTAAAACTATTGTTTCATATTTACATACGCAAGGATTTGTCGTAGATAATTATGACAATTTTAGCATTAATGAAGTAAATTCAATGTTTCAAACAAAACAGTTAGATATGTTATTTGAAAACAAGGATAAAACAAAAAAATCATATGTTAAATTTCATTTAGGAAACACAATGAGGCCTGTAGACCTATATGAATACATTGAAGATTTGTTTAATTTAGAGGAAACTCTAAAAAAGGGAGACGATTTAAATATTATCATAAAAGATGAACCGAATGAAACCATACTAAAAACAATTACAAATATTTGGGAACAAGACGGTATATTTATTATGATATATAGCATGAATCACTTACAATTTAACGTATTAGAACATTCCTTACAGCCGAAATTCATTTTATTGAACGACGCCGAGGCCACCGCAGTAAAAAAAGAATTTAATATACTCAATGATAGTGAATTGCCCGACATAACCCGATTTAGTCCAGTAGCTCAACCGATCGGCATGCGCCCTGGCAATATTTGTAAAATTATTCGGCCAAGTAAAACTGCAATAAGTTCCACTTATTATCGGATATGTTCGCAATAATTTTATGATATATAATATATATACTAATATGAATTACACTAAAACGAATTACACTAAAACGAATTACAATAAAAAATTAGATGAAGTAAATGATGGGTTTTATTTAATACTTGATGAACTTGTTAAATTAATACCAAACTATAGAACATATCCGAAATTAACTGTATATTCAGAAAAATATGGTAAATCTCTACAAAATTTTAAGGAGAATCAGGCTGATTTTTTTATGTTAAAAAACGAGATGGAAATTGATTTAGGTAAGATTGACGAAAATATTGAAAAAAAAAATTCAAAAATCAATAAATTAGACTTGGAAATTAAATTATTAAAAGATAAATTAGAGTCTTTAAACAATAGCAATGACGCCGGAGAAGGAATGTTGTCAGATACAGAGTTACTACATAACCAAAAATATATAGGAAATTGGATATTATTAGGAAGTATATTGGGATTGTGTTATATGAATAAATCAATAGTAAATACGTATTTGGAATAATCTACAATATGGAATAAATCCTTTTATTTCTATAATATGTATATAATAATTATATAAAAATACATTTTCTATCATTATTGTATATAAAATGTCGGTTTTGAGTTTTATCAATGATTTAGGTATAATTCCAAATGAAGGAACCGGATTAGAAAATGATATTAATCTTTTACAGGGACAAAAATATATGGAGTATGGTAGAGTATACCAAAAATCCATAGAACCCCATTTACAAAATTTACAAATGACTAGTTTACCAAATGTAGCATCGGTAATTGAAGGAATGAAAGCAGTTAAATCTTCGGCTGCTACCAGTAAATCAGAAATATCTAATAATGAAAATGAATTTAATAAAACTATGATAGAATATTCCGCAATATATAAACAATTATCCGAACATGGTCATATACAACATAATTCTAAACATAATAAAGATTTAAATATTAAATTATTAAAAAAATTAGAAAATTTAAATAAAAAACTTATTTATCTCTCAGAACAAATTGTTAAGGAAGTTGAAAGGAACGCAGAAAAAGAAAAAAAACATAATAAAGATAATAAAGATAATAAAAACAAAGGAGATAATATAGACGAAGTTAATACCAGAGAAGACCTTCATAGAAAAATAGATGAAAAGAAGAAAATTTTTAATGAATATATTCATAAATTAAAATCAGAACAAAAACAGTTTGATAAACAATATATGAATACACTAACTGGACAAGAGGAAAGTTCTAGATTTAAATTAGTGTCTAATTTATATATATTGGGATTATTGATAATATTAATATTCATAATCATTTTTGTATTTATTAAGGTACAAACAAGTTCTTCGTCTACTACCGACATGGTTCTTATTGTTCTTATTTGTTTGCTTGGAGCATTTTACATAAAAAATAATTATTATTAAAAATATATATCTAAAAAATAAAAATATCTTTATTTACATATATTATATGAATAAAGATAAGAAAAAAACCCACATTCCATCTATTGTTAATATTAAAACACAGGAAAAGGAAATAGAATTATTATTAGCACAATATAAAACAGTCAATGCTAGTTATATAAATAATTTGAATCAGGGATTTAGAGATAAAGCAACACAAGACTTAAATACACTTGCTGATTTAAATGATAGAATTTTTTCTTTATTATCATCTGTAAGAGAAGAAATATCAACTATTTATCCAAAAGGTATCTCAAATCAAAGCGCAGTAACTTTAAATGTACAAAAAGTAAATGCATTAGATGCTAAATTAAAAAAAAATGAAAAAGAATTACAAAATATCATGGCGAAGGAAATGGCTTTAGATGGAGAGTATGAATCATCCACACTTCAAGTCTACAGTTATAAATATCATTATATGTTTTATTTTATTGTAGCAGTAATTATCGCTTGGTTATTGTATAGAGCGTTTTCTACAAATATATCAGATGATAAGGTAGAAACTGTTATTTTAGTATGTGCGGTTATTTTATTATTTTATCATTTCTTATTAAAATACGTGCTTGAATCATTAGATTCTTCGGGAAAATACATGAAAGAAAAAATAAAAGGTCTGAATTTATAAATTATAATGCACAATTGGACATTTCAAATGCCGATTTTGAATTATCTACCAATGTATTACATTTATCACAGCAAATTATAAATATTAATGGATAGTCTCTATATTTAACTATTTTATATAATTTACAAATATCATTTTCATCTGATTTTTGTTCTATTATATCATCTATTATTTTAGAATAAGGTATACCAGTATGCGCACACGTTTGCGTTTATAAAAGATTTATTTGATTTTTATGAAGGTTACATCAACAAGATAATTCTATTTCAATACCTTTACGAAACACTGCTTGTAAATAAAAGGATGGTTCTACCCATTTATTTATACCATAATTATTTGTTTTTTCCTTTTCAAACAATATTCCTCCGCTCACATTATAACCCTTTTCTAAATATTCATTTATATTTTTTTCTAATTCATTCAAAGAATTTCCTTTTACAATTTTGTAGTGATTTTTTGTCCCTATATTCCCATATTTTTCTATATGTTCACTCTCTTTTTTTCGTCGCTCGCAATCTTCTTGACACAATTTATCATACAACTCTGAATAATCATCCGATTGTTCTTCAGTGTTCTTATACAAATTCATATCTGTAAGTTCTTGTAATGTTTTCGCGGTTCTCGCACTTTCCATTATTTTTGTTGCTCTCGCCCGTTCCTCTGGGGAGTCTAGGCGTCTTTGTGCTGTTCTCGCCCTTTCTCGTTGTGCTTTTGTTAGGTTGCCGTGCAGTTTTATCTCTAATTCTGTTGGGTTGCCGTGCCATGTTTGCCATATAAACTCTTCTTCCATCGCACGTTTCTATATAAATATAAATATAAATATAAATATTATATTTATATTTATTTCAATTTTATATTTAAATAATCGGCATTTGAAATTATCAAAGGTGTAAAATATTTTTAGAAGTATAATTTCATGTGATGCTATTTCCTGGACTAGAATATACACATTCAGTAAATTGATATACTTTTTCGGTTCAAGTCTACCCTAACCCTCATCCTAATAACATAGCATAATAATATGGCGTCCTCAGCGCACGATCCAGTGACAAAAACCGATTTGACTACAAGCAGTCCCGATAATATGGAGTGTAATGTTTGTTATGAAAAGTATGATAAAAAAATTCACGCAAAGGTTGTGTGTGAACACGGCGATTGTTTGTATGATGTATGCAAAACATGTGTGCGCATTTATTTGTGTGGAACTACAAGTGATGCGTCTTGTATGAACTGCAATAAAGTATGGAGTGATAAATTCTTGGTGGATAATCTAAACACATCATTTGTGCGAAAAGAATACAAAGTCCATCGTAGAGAATTACTTTTGCAACAACAAATTAGTCGTTTGCCTGAATCAATGGCAGCGGTAGAGGCATTGAAAGAAAAAAGAAAAATAGAAGAAGATATAAATGGTTTGGATAAATTTATCACACAAAATAACAAGCTCATTCTTGAGCTGAAAAAAAAAATGGCTGCGGTTAGACACGAAACATTTGAATTTACCTATCATCCGCTTGATTGTCTTTCACTTGATCTTACTAAAATCCAAAATGAAACTACGTGTCAAGGCATTATTAGAAGCCATATTATGGCAACCAAACAATTAACCGCATTTGGTGATGGCGATAATAAACAATTGAATAAACGCAGAAACGAAAAAAAAGATCTTATAAAATCTCTTGAAACCGAATATAAAAAAATAGGTAGAACTGAGTTTCCTTCGCTTGACCTGTATTATAAAAAAGAGAACGAGTATACACTTTCTCAGAATGAAATCATTAAGAAATTAAATGACGCAAACACTGAAAAACAAATATTACTAGATAATCGTAATGCGTTATTTCACAATATTCAAATTATTGGTGAAGGCGGAGCGATTCCTGGCGCAGCTGGTAAAAAGGAGGCAAAAAAATTCATTATGCCTTGTCCAAAAACCGACTGCCGTGGCTACTTATCTACGCAATATAAATGCGAATTGTGTGAATTTCATACATGTTGTAAATGTTTTGAATTAATTGGAGAATCAAAATCTGATCCACACGAATGTAAACCAGAAAATATAGAGAGTGCCGAATATATTCGTAAACAGTCTAAGCCTTGTCCTTGTTGCGGAACACGCATTTCAAAAATAGACGGATGTGATCAGATGTGGTGCACACAGTGTCATAAAGCATTTAGCTGGAATACAGGAAAACTCGTAACTGGCACAATCCACAATCCGCATTTCTATCAATTCCAACGTGAAAATGGCGGAGGAGTTGCTCCACGAAATCCAGGCGATGTTGTATGCGGGGGATTGTGTGATTATAGACTTTTAGAAGGATTATTTAGAGGGAAAAACAAAATTTTATATGTAGAATCTTTTACAAATAAACATAGGCAGCTAAATCACATTATTCATATTATACTTGCTGATATTCGTATGAATCTTCGTGAAAATGAAGATTGTTTGAAAGAACGTGTTAAATATATTATGAATGAAATTACAAAAGATCAACTTGCTACACAAGTAATGAAAAAAGACATCATGCGAAAAAAAAATCTTGATATTTTACATATTTATGAATTACTTATTGAGGTAGGTATTGATATGTTTCGTGGGATGATTGAAAGTGACAATGTTGGCGAACATTTTGAACAAGAAATACTAGACCGGGGTGGAGAGTTTAATAAACTGATTGATTATTGTAATGATCAGTTTAAAAAAATTTCCATAACATATGGTTCCATGGTCCCTTGTTTAGATATGGATTTACATGTATTATCAACAAAGTATAATGTAAACGGTAATGTTTCATCCCAGATTATGCGTCGCAATGAAACAAATAAAATACAAAAAGAATTCAAAGATACAATAAATAATTTCAGAAACAAACAAATGGCTGTACTTCGAAAAATGAATGAGGAGTTTAGTATAGAACGTGATAAGAAATTACATTTAATCGCAGATAAACCAACACAAGAAGAAAAACGTATTGCAAGTAATTCTTTAACAAAATATCAAAAGGAAATGGCTGAAATAAGAGACAGAATAAGTAAAGAGATGAATGATGAATATGATGAAGAACTATTAAAATTAAAAAAATATTATGAAACAAAATATAATGTAGTATTATCAACTAAAAATATATAAGATATCATTATCGGGTAATTAATAAAATACGAATATAATGTGACGAATGCGACGAATAAACAATAAAATTATTTTTTATTGTTATTTATATTTATATTTATATTTATATTTTATTCGTTTGTAAATATATAAATATAATTTGTGTATAAAATAAAATGGAGTATAATGGTGTGACCGATAATGAATGGAAAATTATTAGCCCAAACATGAATAAAATTTATAAAATATTAAAATACGATGATGGTCTCCAATCATATGAACAATATATAAATGAATGGGTGATTTATGGAAAATGGTTAGGTAAATGTGCGTTAGTTAATTATCACAATCAATCCATTAGAATAAATAGTATTTCCAGATGGAAAATTATGAAAAAATAAAATAACAGATAATTATAAATGGTTAATTTAAAATTATCTTCTAAAAATTTAATAAGTGTTTCGTGCGTAACAGGATTTGTCGGAGATGCTTTATTACAAATTCTTTCCAAATTTATGGGCGGACCCACGGGCTGGGGGTTGATACCTTATTTTAAACAACATGGTTCGGTTGAAGCATTATTTATCGCAGGTGGGATGATGACTATTTTTTATGTTATTTATTTAGATTTTTTGAAACTTCCGCCGGTGTGGTATTACTTAGCACTTTATGGTATAATTTTAGACTATATTTTTCGTATAACTATGTTATTTCCTAGTTTAAAGGGATATTATAAGCATCTTAATTATTTCTGGTCGGCTTTTTGGGGAGCGGTGCCGATGCTTATTCCATTATTTATAGTAAAATTAACTCAATATTTATGAATTATAAAAGAAGTAATTTAGTAATATATTTTTATATCTATATATTAGATAAAATGAGTTTTAGTGGTCTATTAAATAGTCTATGGAATTCAAAAAGTGTTGTAAATAAAGGGAATATAAGCAATAATCCTCCTCCAATGCGAGGCACTCAAGGACTGCGAGGTGCTCAAACTACTCAAGATATATATAGTCAGACCAATGTTAATACCTCTGTTCCAATTTCACAGGGCAAAGAATATATGTTATATAAACAGAGTAAAGTAAATAGTGTAAATAATGAAATATCAAATTTTAATGGAAATGGATTTCAAAACATGAAATCCAATTATAATTCTAATTATAATTCTAATTATGGAGACATCCGAGAAGGATTTTCTGGAATGGTTGGTCCATCGCAGGTAAATATAAAAAACCAAACGGATAGTTCTAACCTTCAAAATATGGAAGATGAATTTAACAGGTCTATTAGTTCTTACGCTACAACGCATAAAAATTTAATGGATAAATCACAACAATTTTTACAAGGTAAAAGAACATACGGTTCAAATATCCATGCTCTTCAGGCGGCAAATACCGATGATATTATTCCCAATTGGGTCGGCTGTTATAAACCAGGCAATGACGGTTTGACTGAACAAACCGATTTAGGCAATAATACGAATATAACCGATTGTAAAGTGCGTGCGTCAGATTTAGGGTATAGCACTTTTGCATTAAGACAAAAGGGTGCTTCGCCTGGCAATACGTGTTTTGTTGGCGATAGTATTGATAAAGCACAATCAGGCGGATTAGCGACTAAACCCGTCCTTTCCTATTCGTTTAAGAAAGCTGAAGGAGCAAATGTAGGCGGTCTCATGATGAATGGGCAAATTGGTATGTATGAAGACGATATCACAAATAATTTAGTAACAGATTTAAATGCCGTAGCGAATTGTGATATATCTATTGGCGGCAAAATTAATCCGAACACTTCAGTTGCCACTTATGGTTATAATTGTAATGGCACACAGAAAAGTCCCTATACTGCTCCACCCCCTCAGCCAGTTGCGGAGATACCAACGCCGGCGGGTTATACGAAATATAGTAATAAAGATTCGGGCGGCAATGATATAATTAAAATGGCCGATGGAACTTCTTTGGCCGATTTAGCAGCGACATGTGATAAAAATGCGAATTGTGCGGGGTTTAACAGCGGTGGGTGGGTAAAATCGGTAATAAATCCACAAAGTCAATGGGATAGTCCAAATTATAATGGAAAACTATTGGATTTATATGTAAAGAATAAAAATTCAATTAATATTGATACCACCCAGCAATACAGGTTAAAGGATATTAATTCCTCAAATTGTTTATATAATAATTCAGATGGGCGTTTTGGCACTTACCAATGTATAGATTTTAATGACCAATATTGGACTTTAACTGCAGTGCCAGGTCAAACAAACACATATATGTTCAAAGGAGTCAATTCGCAATATTCTTTATATGCTGATACAAATGGAAAGTTTAGTACAGCGGTGTCGGATATAAATAACCCGACCCAACAATGGGAATTGGTGCCAATAAGTGGACAATCGGATACTTATCAATTGAAAAATAAAAAGACTTCCTCTTGTTTATACAATAACGCAGATGGACGTTTTAATATGTCTGGTTGCGTCGCCGCCTATAATGACCAATGGTGGAAATTAATTCCTATTTCAACTGGACCTAAACCCTGCGACCAATATGGAGATAATGATACAAATTTGCCCGACGAATGCTACACACAAATGTGGAAGGAAGCGGGATGTACTGCGCCGGTTATTGACAATCCTTGGTGGAAGGAACAAACAAAAGCAGTTGCTAAAAATGATATTTATTTATGGTCCACTATGACGGACGAAGCGCATCGTACCGCATGTTATGCTCCTGTACCAGTTGTAAAAACCGGTTCAACGGCAAATACCGCTTCATTTTGGTCTAAACCATGGACACCAATAAATGACGGAACAAACGCAAATTCCCTCAGTCAATTAAATGACGGAACAATTATATGTACAAATTCTTCTGGATATGTATATACCAGACCAAATATATCAACGGGTTGGACTCAAATTTCCGGAGCTAGCGGAACATCTATTTCAAGTGGATGGAATGGGAAATGCATTGACCAAAGTAATGGAAGTAAAAGTCGGGGCTTACAAATGCAATTATGGGATTGCGTTGGAAATGAAAATCAACAAATGATTTATAATAATTCAAATCAAACTGTAACACTGCCTGGAGGATTATGTTTAGATGTGGCAGGAGCAGGAACGAGTAATGAAACACCGGCAATTCAGTGGGGGTGTCACGGTGGCTCAAATCAACGTTGGGTTTATGGGGCGGATAAAACTTTAAGACCACAACATACATCGGGTAAATGTTTAGACGCATTAGAGTTTAATAATAGAAATGGCGCAAAAATAGGCATTTTTGATTGCAATGGATTAATAAATCAAACATGGAATATAAATCAATCTATTCTGATGAAGGGTGTTATTCAATTATCAAATGGAACTTATGTCGGTGTAGGCCAAGATAATAATTTATATACAAAAACAGCATTAACCGGAAATTGGAACGGTCCTACAGTATTAGGCCTCAAGTCCGTCATTCAAATGAATGACGGAACTTTTATAGGTGTTGGACTCAATAATACATTACTGAAATCACCTGATGTAACATCAAGTAAACCTTGGAAAGAAATAACGTGTCCACAATCATGCTGTGTTACATTTATTTCTACCTTAAACGACGGCTCTATTGTAGGCATCGGAACAAATGGATTAGTTTATACCAGAAACAAATTAGATAGTCCATGGGTTTTAGTGGATGGTTCTATGCAGATGTCTTCCGTAACCCAATTAAAAGATGGTACTATTTTAGGAACATCTCAATCTGGAAATTTTTTCAGAAAATAAATGACTATTTTATATATAAAATTTATATATAAAATAATATATTTTTTTATATATAAATGGCTTATAATGTTCCCATTGGAAATTGGAGTCAATATGTTAAAGACGCAGTAAGTAATCAAGAAGTTAGTAATTATGTAGTAGGTTCAAATGGTGGAAGCGACCCTGCTTACGGTTGTTATAAAAATTTTACAAGCAGTTATCAATGTGGTAACGGCCCAACTAAGAATGTTGATATTAGTGGCTATCAAGTAGAAGCCGGCGGACGCAGTGTAAAGTTTGATTGTTCTGCCGAAAATAAAATATGCGGTGGATTTAGATTAACATTAGGTGATGATGGGAATTTAGTTTTAACGGATAGCAATTCTGCCATAGTGTGGCAAAGCAATACAAAAGGAACTGGGTTAGCACTAGATGAATTTAAAGCTAGCAATGGAAAATATGGTCGTAATTATTTACTTGCGGGTGAGACATTAAATACTGGCGAGTTTGTTGGTTCGCCATCGGGTAATTGTTACTTGATGATGGTTGGCAATCAAGCGGATTGTACACAAAACGGTCTTCAATTATTATACACAAAATTAAATTGCTCAATGAATAGCCCATCGGATGGTTATGGGAGCGATGATACAGCAAATGGTCTTTATTCTATGAAAAAAACAGATATATCGACTTTAGGGAAAGTCGGTTATATAGACGAACAAAATAATATACATGAATATCCGGATGATATGACGAATTTAGCACAGACCTATACGCTAATTGGAAGTTATGATTCGGCCGGATATGATATTTCACAAATTTCAAGTACATCAGCCGAAACATGTAAAACAAGTTGTAATGGTAATGCTGATTGTGCTGGATTTGTTTATTATGCTGATACTTGTTATTTGAAGAATTCGGGTATGTTTCCGAAAGGTATTCGGAAACCATTGGCTAATGCGGAACTTTATGTGCGAGATAAAACTGTAAAAAATGATATTTCCTGTGCAAAAGATGTAGACACTGGTCTTTCATCCCAATGGGAACTTTATCCAACGACTAGCAAAATGTCTATGGAAACCTTATGTGAATTAGGAGCAATCACTCAAAATGAACAATATGATGTAAAAACTAAATTTATAGAATTAAATAAAGCCACCGATGTAATGAGTAAAAAATTAAATTCTATTGCGAATGAAAAGAACGCACTTGATGAATCATTTACTACAGCAAAAAAGGGATTATCAAAAAATATTAATGATTACGGATCAATGCGTCGTAAAATTATAAAAAATGATAAAGCTATTACGAATATTATAGGTATGTCGGATGATTCGGAATTAAACATGACCAGTCAAAATATTAAATACTTTTTATACGCGAATTTAGCAATTATTATAGCCATCGCTAGTATTAGATTAATAAGAAATTAAAGATATTATATTTTAACATATAATATTTATTACATATAATATTTTAACTATTATATTATTACATATTATATAATGAACGGTAGTTTATCGGACGATGCTTTAAAACAAAATAGTGACGGATATCAAACAACTTTAAATAATATTAAGGATTTACAGAATTTAGAAAAAGATCTCTATACTAAATTAGAAATTTCTGCGACTTCACAAGGCAATGCTGCCGAACAAACTGACCTGATTAATAGAATTAATAAAATTTCTCAGATAAGAATGTCTTTACTTCAGACACTTAATACTATGTCTAATACATTACAAACTCAAGTTGGAAATTCTAGAGTAAATCTAGTTGACCAACTTACACTTATTGGCGTGATTGAACAGCAATTAAATCAAATAAAGGCACAAATGAATCAATCAGATAATATTAAAAATAATAAGCTGAGAATGGTTGAAATAAATACTTATTATGGAAAGCGTTATAGGGCATACACTGAACTTATGAAAATAGTAATATTTAGTTGTATTTTATTTCTGATTTTAGCATTATTAAAGAAAAAGGAATTACTTCCTGAAAATATCGCAAATGGTCTTTTATCTATTTTTTTACTTATATCCTTATTCTTTTTTCTAAGAAAAGTAAATGATATCTATTGGCGCGATAATATGGATTTTGACCAATTTAATTGGTTTAATGTTCCTGATTCTCATGAAAAAACTGTATTTGAATATGATAAGGAAGCTATTGCTGGTATTAATTTAACAGATGAGTTAGAAGATGGCTTATACGACGTTACTAAAGAGGCATCCTCCCTAATCGGTTGTGTTGGAGCTGATTGCTGTTCTAAAAAAATGAAATATGATAAGAAAAAAGATAAATGTGTAGAGAAGGATGAAGTAGATTCATTTCTCACAATGGCTTTTATTAAATCGGATGATACGACCAGATTAAATTCATCTAGTTCAGACATTAAACCATTTAGTTCAAGTAATAACTATGCTACCATTTAAAATATGCTACAATTTAAAATATTCAATAGTTTAAAATATATATTAATATTAATGGCACAAACTAATATTAATTTTTCTTCACCAGCCGATATAAAAAATCAAGAAATAATAGATAAAGCACTTATAGATGCTGGGTTGCCACAAAATAAACTAAACGGGTTAGTCTCTATGATAACTGATAAACTTATATGTGACACCGCATGTCAGAAAGAGAGAAATGATAATACATTAAAACAAAAATGGGATTTAGCACAAAACAATCTTAAAAATGCTCCCGAAGAAGTAAATCAAGCTGAAAAAAATTATTATACTGTGACAAAAGGACAACAGGCTTACACTGATATGATTTATGAGAGAAATGTTAAAATTGCTCAACAATTTAAGACTGGCACAACTGCAGAACATGAAAACAATTTAAAAGAACTTCAAATACTATTGAAGACCTATAATTCAGATAAAGATTATGATAATAGATTGTCCGAGTTATTAAAAATAAGGAAAGATGAAGAGAAAGAGTTGAATTTGGACATAGATAAATACCTTTCTAAGGTTCAAACTAGCGGTCGAAAAGTTGTATATGAAAAATATGATATAGGCTGGGTTAATGCGAATAGAAGTTTTTTATTATTTATTTATTATACTTTATTTGTATATTATATATTTGTAAGTGATTATTTTGCGACCTCAAAATATAAAGATATAAAGGTATGGTTACTTATTTTGGCTTATTTTATATTTCCTTTAACAATAAATTGGATAACTAAAAAATTATTTGCTATTTATGATTATATTAGTTATATATTTTCAAATAGAAAATATAAAAATGTATTTCTCTCTTTGGACTCTTAGGGATATTATTAATATATATATATATATATATTAATATTTTAGATACTTAAAGAAAACCATGAAAAAATTCATTCAAAAGAGTTTTGCAAAAATGGAAAAAGGACATTTATAAATGTCCAAAATGGACTTTTGCAAAACTCTTTTGAGTGAAAAAAAGCCAAAAAATGAATTTAGACCATAATGCTGTTATTTTCAGTTTTTTATGAAATTATTTGTGATTGTAACTTTTTTTATAAAATTAAATTAAACAATTAAAAGGATTTAGCAACTTTTTATGTTAACATATATTATAAAAGATGTTAACAACGAAAATTAGCGAAAATAAACAAATTCATTATTGTAAAGTTTGTGATTATACTACGGATAGAAAAAGTAGTTATACGAAACATTTATTATCAGGAAAACACAAAAATAACGAAGAATTAACAAGTTTCACTGAACCTTTAACAGAAGATATATTGGAATTTATTTGTAGTAATTGTGAAAAAAAATATAAATCTAGAGTTGGGTTATGGTATCATCAAAAAAAATGTAAAAATACGAGTCCTCTAGAAACCCCAACATTAGAAGGAGTGGAAACACCCTTATTAGATTCATCCTTAAACGAAATTAAAGTATTAACTGAATTAGTAATAGAATTAGTAAAAAATAATACAGAATTACAAAAACAAAATCAAGATTTTCAAAAACAAGTATTAGAAATATGTAAAAATAATAATACAACTATAAATAATAATAATACAAATACAAATAGTCATAATAAAACTTTTAATCTCCAATTATTTTTGAATGAGGAGTGTAAGGATGCGATGAACATGTCAGAATTTATTAATTCTATTCAATTGAAATTATCTGATCTAGAAAATATTGGAAAAAATGGTTATGTTGAAGGCATGTCTAATATTATAATTAAACAATTAAATGATACGGATATGTATAAAAGACCGGTTCATTGTAGTGATGCAAAGCGCGAAACTTTATATGTGAAGGAGGAAAATAAATGGGAAAAAGAAACACAAGAAACTAAACAGATGTTAACCGCAGTTAGGGGGGTGAATAAGAAGAATTATCAATTGCTAACCACCTGGAAGGAGACACATCCAAAATGTATGGATAGTAAATCTAATCAAAGTGATGAGTATATGAAAATAATGAGTAAAGTAATGGATGGTGATGAAGAAAATATTAATAAAGTCATTAAAAAGGTCGCAAAGGAAGTTGTCATTGATAAATAAAAAAAATATAATATTATATAAATTAATATTATATATGTCTTTTGATAATTTATATAGTATTAAACAAAATAATGAATCTTTAATTAAGATAAATGATATATATAATTTATCTCAAAATACAGATGATGAAAAGGTAAGAAAAATATATAGAGAATTTATATTAAAATCATTAAATGATTTTTTTTTAAAAACTGAATTTAATGGATTATATAGTTATATGATTGGAGATTATAATCCAGATGATCCGAATTATAAAGGATTAAATATAAGTTGCTGTAAAATACCAGAAGATAAAATAAATACATATTTAGATGCATTTTATAACAAATTTTTAGCATTTCCTTTATTTTGGAAAGATTATATTTGTATGTTTTATATTGCCTTAAAACAGTTTAGTAAAATAAAAGACAATTCGCGGATTATATGTCTAGGTGAATCTCCCATGAAAATAGTATTTATACAAGAATTTTTTTTTAAAAATGAAAATATTAAAAAATCGTTAATAGATAATAATTATTCAACAAATATTTCCTTTGATTATTTTTCTATGTCGCGCTTACAAACCGGAATAAATTCTCTATATCCATCTGATTATATAAAACAAAAATATAGTGATTTGTATACACTATTTACGAATGGAAACTTTTTGGAAATAAATACAAAAATAATAGAATTGTTTATTAAAAAGGATAAAGATGTTTTAGGATATTTAACTGATGGAGGAAGCCAAAAATATAAACAAGCGTTAATTAAAATATACGCACATTTTTCATATTGGAAATTAAACCCGCGATATATATTGGAACAAAATAAACCAGTTTATTTTGAAGATAGATGTGAATCATACGCAAGTGTATTAGGATTAATTTATCTCTATATTCAATTATGTAATAAAGAAGGGTTTACTCGAGAAGAACGTAAACAATTATATAATCTTTTGTATATAGTTGGGTTTGATAACAAAGATGAATCAAACGCATCATATAAAGAAGATGAAAGTAAACTATATGGTATAAACTATTTAATGTATTATTTATTTTGTTCACCTATTCCGGGTAAAGCATATGAGGATTTAAGTGAGGAAGAGAGAAAAAATATTGAAATTGAAGCAGTAAGTTTAGAATTTGATAGTATGACTAAAAATAAATTAGAAATGAGTAATTATCATTTTATCCAAATTAATTATTACAATAGTATTAAATATAAAAATGGAGATGACCAAAATGTGGATGACTATTTTATTGAAGAAATAGGAAAAGATCTATTTTTTAATCAAAAAGATAGTTTGAGAAAAAATATTAATTTTTTATCTGTTCCTGAATTTGGTATAAATAGCACACGCTGTATTCAAGGTGTTAACTTATATACCACTGGTTCTATTGATGAATACAATGATATAACATATGATGCGGTTACAAATGTTAAACAACAAGGAGAACCAGGCATAAATTGCAATTTGTTTAATTTTTTTATAATTTATTATTTAAATAAATTGGCTAGCACTCCAACTTCTATTCTTAGTGATATGATATCTTATTTCAAGACTGATTCTGTTGATGAACAAGAAATATTTAATAATTCTACATATAATCAAGATATTTTTGGCACTGTAACCGCAGCAGAAACCTGGTGGGAAAAAACGAAGACGAGCACAAATGAAGAATATAAAGCAACATTAGGAGAATATAAAGAAAAAATTATAAAAAATTTAGAATATGAGAAAGATAATAATTATTTTAAAAATTTAATAAAATTAATAGATATTCAAAGAATAATTGGCACTATAAGATTAGGCACAGCTATTATTGATGCTAATGAGATTTATAAGTCTTTAGCTAATAAACAATCAACCATTCCTTTGACTTCTAATATAAAACCTTTTTCATACAATGAAGAATATAAAAAGATGTGGAAAAATAAAGAAGTAACTAGCACTGGTGGGTTAAATATAAATAAATTTTTTAAAAAACAAACTAGGAAACGCGTTCAGAAAAAAAGATTAAATAATAAAAAAAATAAAAAAACCAAAAAGTGGAATAAAAAATATTAAATTTTAACCTTTTCGTTAAATAATAATAAATATAAATTTATTATTTAACAATCATTTAATTTAACAATCATTGATTGGATCTGCTTCATCTTCATCATACACAATGGCAATATTTCGCCAACCCAGTTTAAAATCACCATATTTTTTATCCATAAATTCATAAATTTCTTTTCCAGGAGGCATACCCCTGCTACCATAATTGGAAGAATACCATTGTTTAAATGTTTCCAGCAATTCAGACTTCTTGATTTTCTCTCCAGGTTTGCTTTTAATCTTATCTTTCGCGAAACCAGTAAAGTAATCTTGGCGTTCGCGGTATTCTTCACTACTAGCCATGACCAGAGGACAATCTTTTACAATGCCTTGTAGTTCAAAGGATTTTTCTACCAAGATAGACATAAAGATTGGCGCCCAAGTTTTAAACTTCGTATCTAAATTTTTATCAATAGGAAACTGATAAGGAAATTCATCTTTTGGGAACTTGGGGTCTTCGTAGGGCTTTTCTAACATCTTAGACATAAAATCAATCATACGAATACGACGCCAGGTGCCGTCATCTTTCGCCATATCATCAAAATCAGTATTGGTACAGACAGCTAACTTGAATTGAGGTATGAAGGTAATTGTATCTTTAAACAACGCACGGGCTTGAATCGGGTCTCCGCCGGTTATTTCTTTCATAATACCCTCATTAATTTTATCACCCTTTGACGGTTCTTGCATAACTGCATAACGCACCGCATTTAGTTGCGCGACTTCAGAGGAAGTACTACCAATACTCGTACGTTTTTGTGTGATTAAAGTAATAGGCACTGTGGCCTTGTAACTACCTAACCCGTGACTCATCAATTCTACATATTTGGATTTTCCGTTACGACCTGTGCCTTTATAGATATTAAAGGTCTGATTACTGTTTGTGCCGAGCAAGCAGGAGGCTGAGTGTTCCCACATATAGTCTCGTAGGTCTTTTACTGGAAATAATTGTTCCATAAATTCATTAATCTCATCAATAGACTTTGTATCTTTTATATCATGGAGAGGAATGTAATCAATATTTGTACATTTTGAAATGTAGTCGTCGGGTTGTCCTTTGCGATAGGTCTTGTTCTTAAAGTCAACAACAAAATTATTAAAACTCAATAGATAAGGATTCTGGTCAAGTTTCTCGATAAACCCATCATCAAAGAATAATTCTTTCGCTTCTTTCATAATGTTATTTTTCCAAGTTGTCTTTTTGAGATAGATAGAAATTTCCGACAATAGTTTTGATTTTTTACGCAATAATTCAGCGGCTTCACATGCTTGGTCCATGGTTTGAACTTGTATTAAGATATCTTGTGTTTTATCCAAATATATTTCATGCATTTCTGTAGAGATTTTCATTCTTAAAGAAGTGCCTTCATCGTTTTGAACCCATCGATGTTTATCATTATATTCATACCAAATATTATGTTTAACGCTTGCGCAAATAAAGTCATCTTTATATAAATTAAACAATACAGAAGCAATATCAAATTCTGTAGCCGTTTGAGCGGTTTGTTCAATAAAGAAATCAATTGTGTCTCGTCGGATTAATTTATATTTTTCTAAGGCATCGTGTTTAGACCAATACATAATTGACCGATAAGTAAGACCGTCTTGATTATTTACTTCAAATTTGTTCCATTGCTCAAATAATTCAGGCACACATTTCCAGTCAAATTTTCCGTCTCTGCCCTTGAGTGTATCGCGACAGTTCTCTTGACTACTAAATTTAAGCCAAGTTAAGAAGAGCCTTGGATCAGTATTTGCGAGGGCCCAGCCGACACGAATCCATTTATTATTACTACCCGGACCATAATAAGATTCTGGAAGACTCATGGTATATTGATGTGTTTCTTTGATACGATATTCAAGTGTGCCGATGTTTTCAAATAAACTTTCTAACGCAGCATCTAGTTTTTCTTCCGAATCTATTTCGTTACTTTCTGGTGTTGAAGAATTAACAATATTAAATTTTATTTTTTGGCGTGGTTTTGCGGATGGATTAGAGTTCGTTTGATTTTTAGATAATGTTTCTTTAGCCTTTTCAAAATCAGCCTTCACGTGGTCTTTAATAGTAAACTCTGGATGTTCCGTGTATCTTGCGGATAATTTTTCAATATTTTTTTCGGTTGAAAATGACGCAATCGGCTTAGCTTCTAAAGACCATTCTTTTTTTGCTTCTTCATATGATATTATATAATGATATTTAATCATATATGCCAAATTTCCTGGTTTTCGCGAACCATACATCTGCCAATTTACAAATCCCTTTGTAACGCCTTCGTCTAAGACTTCTTCCCATGTATTTGTAATGGGTAAATCGTCCCACATACACTTTAATTCGTCCATCACTTTGTTTCGCAATAATACTTGTAGGCCTTTATGCATTTTTATTCCGAAAATAATATGAATTCCATCCTTTGTTTTTTGGTCCATCATATTTACAATGCTTTTTTCCATAACAAATACATCAATACTGACATTATCTCTCACCGCCACCAATTCCGAAATTTTTTCGGCATATAACATAACCATATCTATAATGTGTTCTTCGCTGTGTTGTTTTTCTTTTATGTCTGTATTATATCTAAAATCAATATCAACCAAAATAGGACCATCCTCTATTAATTGCTTCTCGGTTAAATACTCTTTTTTACCCTGAACAAACACGTGATTAAAATATTTTTTCATAAACTCTTTCCATTCTGTCGGAGGAATTGTATAGGAACCTCCATAAACATTTAATTCTTTGTCGCCAATCCGCGTATTTGTAAAGGATGACCCCTTAATTGCTGTGTGATTTTTTAAATAGTCGTCAAAATTGTTAATTTTAGAAGACGTCATGTTGATTGTTACTATATATACCAAAGAATTTTTTATCTCAATTTTTTAATATATTAAAATTAAGTAAATATTAAATATACGTATTTCAATGATAAATATATTTATATTAATTAACATATAAATATATCTAAATATATATATAAAATAAATGAATGTTGAAAATAGCGTTACAATCAGTAAAGAAACAATATCTCGCCTGATTAAAGATGTGAAAGAAATAATAAAAAATCCATTAGAATCTCATGGTATTTATTATAAGCACGATGATGAAGATTTATTAAAAGGAAAGGCACTAATAATTGGCCCGCAAGGAACACCATATGAAAATGGATTTTATTTATTTGAAATTAACTACCCGGCAAATTATCCATATTCGCCTCCAAAACTTATATATAAAACAAATGATGGTGTAACCCGGTTTAATCCAAATTTATATAAATGTGGTAAGGTATGTTTATCGGTGCTTAATACATGGAAAGGAGAACAATGGTCCTCTTGTCAAACCATCTCTTCAGTTTTATTGGTGCTGTGTACAGTTTTAAATGATACTCCATTTTTAAATGAACCGGGTATTAGTAAAAATCATATAGATTATGATAATTATAATACTATATTGAAATTTAAAAATATAGAGGTGGCGATTATAAATATGTTAACGAATGAAGATATTGGTTTACTATTTTCAGATTTTAGTCCAGTCATGAAGAATTATTTTTTGACGAATTTTGATAAAATTATAAATATCGTAGATAAAGAAATAGAACAACAAACAATGAATAATAATCCAGATACTAATATCGTAAATACATCTGTTTACCAAATGAATGTTAGGATTAATTATAAAGAATTGAAGAAGAAATTAATTAAATCTCATAATAACATAAATTTAGTTGTTAAATAAATACTTTATAGATACTTTATAGATACTTTATACATAATTAAAAAATTGAATTAAATATAAACTTATATTTTATTATATTATATAAGTTAAGATGCATTTCTGTTCTGAATGTCACAATATGTATTATCTCAAGGTAACCGCCGAAGACGCAAATAGTTTAGTATATTATTGCCGAAATTGCGGACATACAGACAATGCTCCAACCACGGAAACGATATGCGTGTCTAATACTGAATTAAAAAAAAATGATCAAAAATTTACGCACATTATTAATGAGTATACGAAATTTGACCCTACTTTACCCCGGATTAATACAATCAAATGTCCAAATAACGAATGTTCCAGCAATAAGGATGGGGGCGAAGAGTCGCGTGAAGTAATTTATATTCGCTACGATGACATAAATATGAAGTATATATATTTATGTACTCATTGCGATAAAATGTGGAAAACGATTGATTACAAATAGTCTTATTATTAAATATTATATATTAATAAAAAATTGAATTAAAAATTTTTATTAATTGATTATATATAACAAAGATGAATGGTTTAGAAGAAGTATCGATTGATGATTTATTAAATAATTCTCTGGAGGATAATGATACCGGTACAACTTTTATTTATAAAAAATCTTCAACTACCCCAAAAGAAAAAGACACTTATGACGAAGATGAAGACAATGATGAAACCGGTTTAAATGTGGATGATGATGATGAGGTTGAGAGTGAAGATGATGATGAAGAGATGGACGCAGAAATTGATGCCGATCAATATGAAAATGGACCTAAATTTAAAGAACCGGATAATGAAAATACAAATACAAATTATACATTGCCTTCTTTTATCGGTGGAAACGAAGAAGATGATGACGACGATGACGACAACGATGATGACGACACCAATTATCTTCAGAAATTTGATACAGATCTTCGGGAAAACTTTATTGAAAAACATCACCCCGAAGCAAAAAATCATAATTTTGAAGAAGTAAAAAATTTGTCGCGTGTAGTTCGGAATGAAAACGGAATAATTATTGATAATTTACATAAAACATTACCGTTCTTAACTAAATACGAAACTGCGCGAATCCTTGGTCAACGGGCAAAACAAATAAATTCTGGAGCAAAATCGTTTGTAAAAATTCCGCCGAATGTTATTGATGGTTATGAAATCGCAAAATTAGAATTAGAAGAAAAGAAAATTCCGTTTATTATAAAAAGACCTATTCCAGACGGAACATGTGAATATTGGAATGTGAGTGACTTAGAAGTTCTTTAGAACCGAAACAATAACTATTTAATATTTTTTATAAACATATTAAATAGTTATTGATTATAATATTATAAATGAGTAACACCGGTTTGAGTAAAAATGTTAGTTTTCTTCAGAAAATAGACACAACTGTTAAAAATATTATGAAAGATGGGAAGATTGATCACTTTGATATTCCTGAAATTATGTTACTTATTACTGAGCTAATTACAACGAGTGAAAACTCAAAGGTCTCAATAGATGAGATGGAAAATAGCATTAGCTCTCTATATGATTATATTATGACGCATTATAAATTATTTCCGGAAGATCCGGTTCAAAAAGAATCTTTTGACCGTTTGTTTAAAATGTGTGTAAAATTAATTATTTTTCAACCGAAAGTAATAAAGTCATGTAAAAAGATTTTTCCTTGTTTGTCTTAATTATTTATTTAATTATATTAAAATAAAATAAATAATCACTATTTAAACCATGTGTTATATTTTTGATTTCAAAAAATTGAAATACTTTTTCTCTTCAATGAAAGGTTAACCCTCCAATCAACAACAAAGAAACGCTTAACAAAGTAACAAAAAAGAAACATAAAATGGCATACAAAAATCAACCGGTCAGCAACTTCAATCAAACGGTAGGTATGAAGAAATTGAATCATCACTCAGCAACAATTGGCCTCTCAGAACATTCAAATGGTAATAAAAAAAGTTGGGCACAGGTCGTTGCACAAAATAACGATCACCCCACGCCATATAAAATTGATGGCCAGACAGAAGAAATAAATAATGCGTTGGAAGAAGAAGAAGAAGAAGAAGAAGAAGAAGAAGAAGAAGAAGAAGAAGAAGAAGAAGAAGAAGCGTTTGATTTAATATTGTGTTCGCGGGATCAAGAACGTGCTGCTGCTTCTAAACAGGGACGGGGGTGGGGGGACGATGTAGATTATTTGGGGGGTGGCTGTTGCAGTATCAACGGAATAACAATGTATGAAGATTCTGAAGAAATTTATTTGGGGAATGGAATGTCGAGTATCGACGGATTCCTAACATCGAAGGATACCTATTATGATTGCTCATCTGAAGAAGATGATTAAACAACGTCAAAGATACTAAAGAATCCGAAGAACAAGACGATCAAGAAACCGATGAAGAAGATTAAACAATGAATTCAACGCAAAATCCTGATTAGAAAATTAAGATATATGGCTCACACTATTAGAATATAAAGAGTTATTTACATTTAATAAATTTTAAGGCGAATAAACAATTTTTTCATTAAAATACGTGTTTAATCAAAAAATTGAAATACTTTTATAATTGTATGCTAAGTCATTCTCACCAAACTGATTACCGAATAACAAATATCTTAAAGATGGCTCTTGAAACCAAGAAAAACAGTAATATGCTGTTAATGACGACCGTTGGAAATGAATGTGTTGATTTGGAATGTGATATTTGCTATAAAAAAATTAATAAAAAATTCTTTCAATGCGGAACACCATGCGGAAAGGTGTTCCATACAGGATGCATTGAGAAAATGCTGGAACAAAGTAATGAAGTTGCGTATGAATCAGATGAAGAGCCGAATTTTAGATGCTGCTACTGCCGCCGTGATATAAACATAGACAATTATGTGCTCCAGCTCATTGCGCAGCATTTGATTGAGCTAAGCCGATGCTCGCATAATGTATTAAATGCGTTAAAACGCGTAGAGTTTTTAATACAAAATAACGAAAAATTACATGAAGATGAATCGTTTGAGTATTACGAATTTCGTGATAACGCATTTATTAAAAAACCCAAACAACCAAAGCGCCAAAAATTAAACATGCGCATTCGCATGCCCCGTCAAATTAGAATTAAACAAAACATTGGCGGACGACGCAGGTAAATTATATAAAAAATAGCACAAAAAATAATAAATAAAAAATGTGTATAAAAATAATAAAATAAAAATGTGTATAAAATTTTATTATTTTTATACACATTTTCATTTTATTATTTTTTATATAATATATTATTATATAAAAATATGAGTGATGAAAAATTTTTTAATAAGTTAATAAGTAATAATTCTGGAAATAAAGAATTAAATTTAAATAATTATGAATTAACTTATTTACCTGACTCATTCGGTACTCTAACTAATTTAGAAGATTTAGATCTGACTAAGAATGACTTAACTTCTTTACCTGACACATTCGGTAATCTTATTAACTTAGAAGGATTAAATCTAAGTAATAATGCATTAACTTCTTTACCTAACACATTTGGTAATCTTATTAGTTTAAAATATTTAGCTATTAATGGGACGGATGAGAGGGAGAGAAGAAGAAAAAGAGGGAATAAATTAGAATCTTTACCTGACTCATTTAGTAATCTTATTAATTTAGAAGAATTATTTTTAAATTGGAATGAATTAGCTTCTTTACCTGAGTCATTCGGTAATCTTATTAATTTAAAACGTTTAGAAATATTTAAAAATAAATTAACTTCTTTGCCGGAGTCATTCGGAAATCTTACTGAATTGGAAACATTAAAATTAGCATATAATGAATTAACTTCTTTACCTGAGTCATTCGGTAATCTTATTAATTTAAAACGTTTAGAAATTGATTTTAATAAATTAACTTTTTTACCTGACTCATTCGGTAATCTTAATAATTTAGTAATGTTAGAATTTTATGGCGATGATTCTTCAAGTGAAAATGCTATAACTATTAAAAAACAACTATCTAATTTTTTAATAAATGGTCAATTAACAAAATTAGAAGAAATAAAGTTTGATAACAAAAATATATTGAGTAAATTAAAATCTGATAGGTTCCAATCGTGTAATGATTTTAACGTAAATATTGAAAACGACTGTAAAAGAAATAATAAGGATGAAGATGGTAAATATACATCTCCCATTAATTTAGGACCATTAGAAAAAGATAAAACAATTAAATTAACAATAGATGGATATTGTTATTCCACAGAGGATCTTAAAGGATTAATAGTTGGTAAAAATATTGATGATTTTATATCACCTCTCACCAGACAAAAGATAGATGATGATGATAAAATAAAAATTGAATGCGTAAATGAAGGATATATAGGGGGGAGTAAAAGGAAATCTAATAGAACTACGAGAAAATCTAAGAGAACTAAGAGAAAATCTAAGAGAACTAAGAGAACTACGAGAAAATCTAAGAGAACTACGAGAAAATCTAATAAATCCAAAAAGAGTAAGAATATTAAAAAACATACAAAAAATAAATATGTAAAAATAAATATGTAAAAAATATATATTTAAAAAAAATTCTCCAAACTTTTATACCAATCATATGGATTTGTTCCATTAATAATAAATTGAAGAATCTCGCGTCCTGAGATGTCCAACTTTTTTATTTTAACAACCAAATCTATTTTTTTTCCATAATAGTTAATAAGAAATTCAATTAGGTTATTAAATTTTTTTTCATGATACAATGATAATGCTTTATTTTTTTCATATTCAGGTAAATTATTAAAAAAATAAACATGTTTTATTTCTTCATATTTTTCTTCCTCTTTAACCAATCTTAATATAATTCTTAAATTTGAAAAAATATCATTTCTTAGTTCATCCTTAATTGTTGTAATAACTTGTTCTTTTTGTTTTTCTATCATAATGCGCATATACGGAGGATAATTCATTGTTTCTATTTCTATTTTTTCCGTTATAATATCCATTGTAGTGAACCTAAAAATATTAAATAACCGTATTATTACTCTTTTATTGCGATTTATAAATGATTGAGAATCAATTCTAAATGGAAAATAGGAAGAAAAGTGTGATAAATCAAATATACACCCATGATCTTCACGTGCGCTTAAACTATAAATAATGTGGTCTAAATGATCATATAGACTACTATCAAAATACTCTGCTAATAATGAATTTTTACGACCGGTAAAATCATGATAAAGAGTAGTAATATTATTTTCTATAGCAAATAAGTTTAATTTCCGTAATTGTTCCGTGATATTAATATTTCCATTTTTTGATTCATAAGGGTCAGTATAAACATCTTTATGCATAGTGTAAACAGTTAAGGTATTATCATTATTTGTATAATATTTTACATCAGAATTATTATCTATTTCATTTTTATTTTCAAAAATTTTTTTAATATCTAATAAGTTTTTATCATTTACCATATAAGGAGGAGACTCTTGGTGTGGGTCAATTAATATAATAAACATATGTAAATTTGCTATTGTATTTTTTAAATTTTGTAAAAAAGGAGGATATTGATGATAATTTTCGGGTTGTAATATTCCATTATCATCAATTAAACCAGCAGCACCTCCAACACATGTATATATAAAAACAGGATTTTCTAATGGTATTATTTCAATCTCGTTTATAATACTATTTATAATAGTATCAAATAACATTATTTGTTAAATAATGTTATATAAATATTTTTAAGTGAATTACATAGATTTATATTTTAATAAATTCTAGATTTTAATTTTCTAGATTTTATAGATTTAGATTTTCTAGATTTTCTAGATTTTCTAGATTTTGATTTTCTAGATTTTGATTTTTTGATTCTTCGTGATTTTTTTAAACCTCCTCTTGAAAATGTTTTTTTTACTCTGGCGGCCAAAGCATCATCCTTCATACGTTCAATCTCATCACTACGAATATTTAAACGAGCTTCATCCAACAACATTTCTATATGTTCTTTTTCTGGTTGACTCATTTCATATTGAAATATTAAATTTATCCGGACTTTATCTTGCTTTTCTTTTGGGTAACCATCAACGACTTTTTTAATAGACATTAATCTTAGAAGTGCCTTACGCTGAGGTTCTGATAAAAATTTTTTTGCGGAAAATCCTGCGTCTATATCTGGATTTATTAAATGAATACGTCTTGTTATTATTTGTTCTGGAGTTAAGGATTTAAAATCTTTTGCTGAAGAGTAGGGATAACTTAAAACTTTTTCGCGTCCCATGAAATTTTTTGTGGTTCTATATGTCGCATCTTCGGTTTCTTCTAAAGTTCCTCTTTCTGTGTCTGTTACATTTTCAAAATCTTCAATATCGTCCATTATACAATATAATTATAAAAAAATAATTGTATTATTATCACTTTATCATGTTAGCACTTCCACCTTGTCCCGCATTTAATGCATGTTACAAATGTAGTCATAGGTTCATCTGCAGAACGCGTCTGCAGTTGATAATAACTACATTCTTTTGATTTACATTTTCTACAAGTAAAATTATCAGTGGAAGCTTCTAGTTTTGGAGCATATCGGTTTTCATCTCTGATTCTTTTATCCTCCATTAATTGACGCCATTTTTCTGGCGCCATTTCCTGGTGCGTCATAAAAGCAATCTCATGTGCTTTAATTTCTTTTTTTAAAATTTTTCTTTTTAGTTCATCATTTTGAATATTAATATATACCGTTCTTAATCTGTCAAGATACAATTGTGTAAAATGTACATTATCCCACTTTTTAACAATATTTCGTTCATCTGCTTCTTTAATACAGAAATTATAAATACCTTTTTCCAAATTTTCCGCCATTTTGGTTTCACCTGTAAGAATCTTTTCTAGTTTATTAGAAACATTTTTTCTAAATTCTTCTGGATTTTCAATAACGTGCATCTTGATATATATATTAACCTTTATATACATTTATATGATTTCAATTTTATATAAATATTTTCACTTATTATTATTAATTAATTTGTAAGAAAATATATCATAATTATTTTACCTTAGACAGAAGTTGATGACATTTCATTTAATTTAATTCCTCTTTGCGTTGTCTAATACAAAACAGAAAATATATAATTGTATTTACTTCATAATTATAATTATAATTTTTACATTTATTTAATATGTTTTTTAAAAATGAATTGACAAATAATAAAAATAAAAAATATTATTTTATTCATCATCGGAATAATCATATTCATCCTCTTCTAGTTCAGATCCTTCTATATCTTCATCATAATCGTCGTCATCTTCGTCGTTATCACCTTTCTTACTATTTTCATCATCATCATCATCATCGTCGTCATCGTCATCATCACTATATTCATTATCATCGTCGCTAGCTACTTCGTCAACAACAAATCCATCTTTTAAATAACCATGTTTTGTTTTTAATTTTTTATCAACATCTTCTAATTCATCTTCACTGCATTCTTCATCATTTTCAACGTCCTCAAAACCGCCAAATAAATTTTCATATATAGTTTTCCACATTTCAGATGTTAGCCCAATAATATTTCCATCCAAATCAACGCGAATTAGAATACATATGCCAAAATATAAAGCTTTATCTACTGGAGGAGGAAAATCATATTTATTTTCAAAATTAGCCTTACCATCATCTTTTGCCCAGAGTTCAATAATTATATTTTCATTTAAAATCGTTGTTTTCCAGGTAGTACGCTTTTTAAAATTTGTATCTGACCTAAATCCAGCTTTTTTATATAAAGTTTCAAAAGTGAGTTCCTTCACTTTTGATTGTTTAACTGTGCCGTTTGTTTCTATAATAATAATGTCTGTCATATCTAATAAATATCTAGATAATAAGATTTAAATAGTTTATGGGTTATATATTAAGTTATATAAATGAAACTTTATTTCCCTACTATAAAATTAAACACTGTAAATCCGGTGCTTATTGAAAAATATTTTTTTAATAAAATTAATGAGACATATATTTTTTCAGAAGAAGGCATTATCCAAATAAAAGGAGATAAATTATTTAAATTAAATATATTTGAACAACAAATTCGCAAAGAAGTAAAGTTAGATAAATTTGATATTATTACAGATAATAGTAAATTTGTTATAGATTGTGAATGTTTGCAAGTGTATCCATATCATATAGAAGAAATAATTCATAAATATATTTATAAATTAAGAAAGGATACAATAATTGATTTAATAATAGAAAAAAAGAATGATATTATCATTGATTTTTATTTTTATTTAAAAGATGATAAACATTTTATTAACATTAAAGAAGATATACTTACGTTTTTATTTGAACTAAACTTATGTTAAGAATATATATTATGTTATTATTCATACTAAAATGGGCAATTATATCATTTATACTTATTGTTCTTATTCATTATCTTTATTCGTTTTTTAAAAGTACACTTACTATTCCAAAAGTGAGGGATTTAGTAAATAAACCCACAGAGAGATATAATGAAATGATTGATACGATTAAATATAATGATAGCGTTAAATATAATGATAAAAATAATGTAAATAAGCAAGATAATATGCAAGACGAGTTAAGTAATTTTTTACAGGATTTGAAAAAAAATAATGTATCAAGTGAAATATTATCATCAAATGATGGGCCCAGTAATACCTTTAGTAATTATTAAACCCAACAAATCTAATATTTATATATAAATTTTATATATAAATATTATATATAAATATTGATGTCTGAAAAATTAATTAAAGAAATTAAGCAGAAAAAGCCAACATTACAAGAATTAAAAATAATATTAAAAAAAAATAAAATTACATCTCGTGATGAAATACATGAACTTTTTATTAAACATGATTTATTAAAATATATAAAAAAGGATAAACAATTTATCACTATGAAAAAAAAAGCAGATAAAAATGTTGATAATGCCTATAAAGAGTTATCTGGTAATCCTTTTAAAAACACGATGAAGAGCTTAAAAGAAAAAGAAAAATTAAAATTACAATATTCAAAGAAAAAATCTATAAAAAGGGGAAAAAATACTAGAAAAACTAAAAAATAGGTATTTTACTTACTACACTCATAAATATTAGAAAGCGTAAAGGACAAACTATATTAAAAATAAAAATAGTTAAAGATTTGACCTGATATAATTATATATAAAATGTTAACATATGATGAAAAGGCATTATTGTTAAAGAGACTACCGTCTTTTGAACTTTCTTATGAAAATATTTTACATAAGAAAGTTTATGGAGATGTTTTTATGCTGATACCAAAGGGCAAAAAGGCAATTTTATGGATTACCTATTGGAAAGGTCAAAATATTTGTATTTTATTGCCATTTAATTATAGTGGCAATATATCTATTAAAGAAGTTGAATTATATCAATTATGTTTTTCAAATGAAATCGCATATGGGACACTTATTTATGGAACTGTATTTTCAGTAAATAATATGAAACATTTTACATTTGAAAATATTATTTATTATAAAGGTAACAACACTGAAAACTATCCCTTTAATCAACAGATGAATATATTTAGTAATATTTTTAAAAATAAGGAAATAACCCAGACTGTTTATACAAAAAAATTTATTGTTGTTGGTATGCCGATAATGTGTAATAATTATGAGGAAGCATTAAAGATTAAACCTACACTTCCTTATTCAGTTTATGCTTTCAATGTATATAATCTTAATACATACATTGGCATTTTGGTTATTAAAAATGAAGTAGTTAAAAATGAAATAGTTAAAAACGAAACAAGTAAACGGTCAGTAGATAAAAGGGAAGTTTTCTTTAAGGTAAAGGCCACAGTTGACGCAGATATATATAATTTATATTGCGCGAATAATTTTACAAACACTGAAACACTATATGGAGTAGCAATGATTCAGAGTTATAAAACAAGTGTTATGATGAATTCTTTATTTAGAAATATTAAAGAAAATTCCAATTTAGATTTATTAGAAGAAAGTGATTCTGAAGAAGAATTTGAAAATATAGACGATTGTAAATTTGTTGATATAAATAAAACCCTTATAATGAAATGTATTTATATGTCAAAATTTAGAAAATGGCAACCAATTTCTGTTACAAATGATAATGTAAAAATAGTTACTTATAAAGATGCTCAATGTCTAGAAAAATAAAAATAATATTAAAATTTTATAATATTATTGTATAATATATAAATGCGTAAAGTTATTAAAGGCGGAGATGTGAATTTTTCTTCTTATCCTGATACATTTTCCTCATCTGAAGGACAGGTGCCAGGCGTTGGTTGCTCTGGAACTAAAAACAATGCTTTAGCTGCTGCCGGAAAATTTAGTCAAAACGGGGGATATTATAGTTTTGCTCAGCCAATTGGTTCCCCAATTAGTGGGGCCGGAACGGCTATGATTCAAGTAAATGAACATCCTACAGTAGCGAGACCCATGAATGTTTTTCCGAAGAGATTCTCCGGTCTTTTGGGCGGGCGCCGACGTAAGCAGATTGGTTGTACAATGACCAAGAAGGGGGGCATAAAACACAGGAAAAGCACCAATCGGCGTAAGGCATCTAAACATCGCAGAACAACTAGAAAACATCGCAGAACAACTAGAAAACACCGCGGAACAACTAGAAAACACCGGAGTTTAAGAATGAAACGAGGCGGTGATGGCCCTCAACCCTATAGCAATATGCCTATCTCGTTTAGTCAAACATTCAATAAGAATTTGACGGCAGGCAATAGCGCATTAGCTACACCTACCCCTTTATCGCCTCAAAGCAATTGTCCTTACAATTAGAAAATTATTATAATATTAATATCATGTATATTATAATATGCCAAAAACAGTATTGGTTATTTGTTCAAATAATAAAGAAGGTTCTGATTTTTCAAGAGAAAAAAATCAAACAATGTTAAGGCAATTACTAGGAGATGATTTTATTGCTGAATTTATGGGACATTATCCAGATGAATTACCGAAAGACAAAATGTTTGACGCAGTTTTATTTGCTGGGTGTAATGTGCTGAAATGGGTGTTTAATAACTACAATTATAAAAATAATTATACATTTGAGGAAAAAGGAATGGAAAAAGGAATAGAAACACTATCTAAGCTTCTTAGCCAAGATGGTATAGTTATTTTTGTAGAGAATCAAAGATACATCGATAATGTAGCATTAGAAGGAAAATCGTATGAATTAAGCATTCCATTAGAAGAAATTAAATTGTATGAAATGATTAAAGATGACGCAACCGGATTAAAACAATATATTATAAAATCTTGGGAAAATATATTTCAATTGGAGAGAATTGATAATTATTTTGTTTATAAAGTAAAGAGTAAAGAAGGCGGAAAATATAAAAGAAAAACATTTAATAAAAAAAGAAAGACTTCTCATAAAAGAAAGACTATTCGTAAAAGAAAGACTATTCGTAAAAGAAATAGGTCTCATAAACGTATATAAATTTTTAATTTAAATTTAATTTTATTAAACATTTGCCTTTTAAATCGGATTCCTTTTTCTTCTTTTGTTTCGTTTCATTATCTATCCATTTATTTTGTTCATACAAATTACTATTTGTATGTACTATCGTGTATTTATTACTCATATAAAACTTTTTTCTCTTCAACCATTGTTGTTGAAATACTTGATGAGAATCAATAATATCTATTACAAGCGGACGTTCATGTTTTACACGCAATATTCGGCCAACTGCTTGTGTAATATCAGTTCGTGGGGTGGCTAAAATTAGTGTCGTTAAAGTTTTAATATCTAAAGCTTCCGCAGCCATCGCATAAGTTGCAATAATAATAGTACATGTTTCAGTTTTTTTCAACTCGGATTCTTTCATACCACCGACATAATAACCTGCTGTTGCTATTTTTCGATGATTTACCGCATCGTGTAAATATTCTAATAAATTTTTATTATGTGCAAGAATCATGATTTGTTGATCTGGTTTTTCTTCTAACTCTTTTTTTAATATCTTTAAAATAAACTCGCTCCGATAATTAAATGTGCACAGTTTAGAAATCATCGTGCTATATGCCGGATTACCCCGATAATCATATGCTGTTTCATTAAAATCTGCGTCTGTTGTGATAAATTCAATCGCTTTTACTAAAACCGAGTCATCCGATTCACGTTTTTCGTGATATATGATGTCTCCTAAAAACATTTTAAATACTTTTGTAAGGCCGTCTTTTCGGTTCATTGTGGCGCTTAGCCCGAGCGTATAGAAAGTAATTATTTTTTGTAAGGACCGGCTAAAAACTTCTGAGGATATATGGTGACACTCATCCACTATAGTTATACCGAAACTACTGAACATATTTTCCGGATATTCTTTCATAGACAAGGATTGTAGCATCCCAATAACAATATCTTTATTTTCAATATCAATTACTTGTCCTTGGATTTTACCTACGCGAGCAGTGGGCAGAAATTGACTGATGCGTTCAATCCATTGGTCTCCTAAGAAACTCTTATGAACTATTACAAGTGCTTTCTTTTTTAATTCCGACATAATTTTACACGCGATTACCGTTTTACCACGCCCACAAGGAACTTCTAATAATCCGCCCCCTCCAAAACAAATACCTTCTTTATTTACTTTAGTTGCTGATTTCATAAATATATTTACAATATTAATTTGATAATCTCTCATTTCCCCATTAAAAGGTAGATTAATATTATCTCCTTTTGGTATTCGTATTTCATCTGGTTCTCCATATGTATTTAGACCAAAATGTCTTGGAATATATAATTTAGCAGAAGATTCTCTATAAATTGGAAAGGCTGGTGGTTGAACTGGCGATTTAGGAAGGAATGGACTAACTGTTAATTCTTCTTTTAATTTTTTTTGTTCAGATAATTCCATATATTCTTTATATATGGAATAACCCTTTGGTCCAATGTAAGTTGTTATTTCTGTTTCATTTAGTGACGCCATATCTCTCTTTCTTTAGTTATTTATTATATAAACTCTTTGTTTCAATTTTATTTTTTAAAAAATAAATAATATACATTTATGATATAAATGGTAAAATTAAATAAGTTTATTGAAGAATACAATATTAAAAAGATAATGTTAAGATTATTTTATTTTCTCTGTGTGATGTTTTTACTTGGATTAGTGTATGGATACTATAAAAAAACTGGAACATATGCTTTAAATAACTTTCTTCCATCAGAAGAATCTAAAGTGATTGATTTTTCTAAATATAATGATTTTCCTGTTACTTTAGAAGAAGAAGTTGTTTCTCAAATGGCGCCGATTGGTTCAGATGGTGACGCACCTAATATGAATTATAAACCGATTTTAGAAGGATTGCATGATGCGGCACCGATTGATTATGATGGTGTCAATTAAAATATTAAAATATTAAATCTTACGAAGGGTAGTATTAATATAATTTTCAAAAATGTGAACTGCTGATGTAGTCAGCAACAACGTTATTCCTGCTGAAAATATAATTCTTTTATCATACTTATCAAATGTACTAATATTCATATATGGGTTAAATCTTCCAATTAATATAATAGAAATGTAATATATAATATAGTTTTGAATAATATTTAAATATTCTGGTGCCCACGAAAATACTCCAGTGAATGAAATCAGTATCAATATATACGAAACATATAAGGTATAAATATATAATTGTTTATGCCATTTTGAATTAAAAAAATTTTTAATATACGAAATCATTATATATAATAACACTAAAATATTTATTATATATATCTTTTCATTTATAAAATCTCTGGCATAAGAGAGATATCTTTTGTTGGTAATTCAAAATACCTTTGAAACCAATCATTTCTCTCTTCTTGTGACTTATATGAAGAATATTGTTCATAATAATTTGCTGGTAAACTATTTACAATCATATTCCATCTGTTATATAAAAAGTCTTCTATTGTTTCATTATTTGATTGAATATAATAAATATCTTCCTTTGTAATTTGGGTTACTAACATATCATATGTTCTATTATCATAATAGTCTTCGTTAATAATATTCATTTATTACTAGCATTAAATGATAGTTTTTATATTGTTTTAATATATAAATCTTTAATATATTTTTAATGTTCTTGCGCTAGGGTCTGATGATTCAATAAAGCGTGGCATCCAAAAATATGGAATAAGGGACGCAGTATCTGGATAGGCTTCATCATAAATCGCACGATAATATATTTGTTCCTTTGTTTTTGGTATATTAATATTATTATAATTATCAATTTCTTTAGTCATATCTTTAATATTTAAAGTTTCCATATGTTCGCCAATAATTTGATACCATGATTTATGCTGAGTACTAACACCATCACTAAATGCTTCTTTTTTACGCCACAAAACGGATTGAGGCAATAATCCAGGTTCAAATGTTGAGAACGCTTTACGAATTAAAATTTTCTCAATTTCTCCTTTTTTGGGTTTGCGGATATCAATTGGGATGCTTAAATAATAATCAACCCATCCTCTGTCTAAAAAGGGGGTTCTTGGCTCTAATCCATGAGAAGAAATACATTTATCCGAGCGCAACACATCAAACGCGTGTATATCAGCTAATAATCGTTTACATTCACGGTCAAATTCTATATTATTTGGCGCAGCATGAAAGTATAAATAACCTCCAGCTAATTCATCACTGCCATCTCCATTAAAAATAACTTTTGCCATACTATGTTTCGCAATATATTTTCCTATTAAATAATTTCCTACGCTCGCCCGTACACTTGTTGTATCGTAACTTTCTATCGCCTTTATTACTTCTGGAATAGCCTTTAAAAAATCTTCTTGGGAAACTATTATAGATGTATGATTCGACTCAATGTGTTGTGCTACCAGTTCAGCATATTTTAAATCTTCTGACCATTTCATGCCAATGCTGTATGTTTCTAGTTTTCCGGGATAAAATTTAGAAACTAGCGCAGCAATAAGACTACTGTCTAATCCTCCCGATAATAAACAAGCGATCGGGCGATCTGTTGTCCCAATGACGCGTTTTTTTACAGCAGATATTAAATTATTACATAATTCAAAATAAATAGAGTTTAAATCTTTTGGCAAAGGATTCATAATATCAGACGAGAAACAATAAGTGTTATATTTAGTGTAGGGTGTCAGCACATTGAAAATATTATTATATTTTTTAAAAGTCATATAATGTCCCGGTTTAAATTGAGTAATATTTGCGTTTTCATTTTCACTAGAATCTTCGTGGTCTTCTTCCTTATTGAGCATTTTTATAATATTAAATAATTTACTTAATACTTTAAGTTCAGACGCAAATGAAATAGCCAGACCATTATTATGACTGTTTGAATTGAGCATATATAATGGTCTTACACCATAAGGGTCTCTTGCGACATATAATAATTCTTTTTGTGTATCGTATAAAATAAAAGCAAATACTCCATCCAACAATTGTAGTGTATATTCAATGCCGTAATGTTTATATAAATGAATAATAACCTCACAATCTGAATCTGTTGATGGAATAATATTTATATACGAAAATAAATTTTTATAATTATAAATTTCTCCATTACAGATAAGTGTAATTCCATCTATGGTCATTGGTTGATTCGCGTTTGCGTTTAATCCATTAATAGCCAACCGATGAAAGCCAAATAATAAATTATTATCTATCTCTTTTAATTCTGAAAATTCAGGACCACGATTTTGACCCTTCATAAAAGATTCATATATTTCTTCAGGTGTATAACAATCTTCATTGTTTAAAAGAGAGAATATACCACACATTTTTGTTATTTTATGTAAAGATTTATATTTATAATGTTTAATAAATATATATTAAACCATGGCACTTTTATCGAATTTAAGCGCTGTAGGAGAAGATTCAACTCGTATGAGTGAAATAGGTAAACTTGCTATTTTACCTATGTGTGACGCAGATATAAGATGCAATCTGTGGTTAGGTCCATTAAATAATATAAACACAATTGGTTGTGGTATAAATGTATTAAGATTTATGAGTGAAATAGATAACCCAAATGCTGAACAAGGTCTTCAAGAAGCAATGTCTGGTTCTGGAACCCCTTTTCAACACATTGTAAACTGGTTTAATTTAAAATCTAGAAATCTTCTACTTAATAAAAATTATTATGAAGGTATATATGATATAACCAGTATTGCTAATTTATCTAGTTTTTTTCAAGGTATTAAAAATTCTTTAGTTAATAATTCATGCGTTTTAGTTAAATTAAATAGAAATGACGACCCTGCTCTAAGGCCTCCTGGCCTGACCCCAGGTCATTATATATTATTGCATAAAGACTCAAATGGTGAATTATATACATATGAACCTATTTTTTCAAATCCAGGCAATTGCAATAAAAGAATATTTAACAGTGTTAGTCAAAATTTTTTTAATGTTTATACTCAACAGGGATATATTAGTGCAAGCATTTTAGAGGTTCAACAAATTCCAAATCGAATTCAGATGGAAAATGATGAAGGGTCAGGTCCGATGGAAATTGATGGAGGAGGTAGACCTGATAATATTTATTTAATAGATAATACATTAGTTGACTTATTTACACAAGACTTACTTACTTGTGAAAAACAAATAGCAGGTAAAAAGAGAAAAACAAATAAGAGAAAAACCAATAAGAGAAAAACCAATAAGAGAAAAACCAATAAGAGAAAAACCAATAAGAGAAAATCCAATAAGAGAAAAACAAATAAGAGAAAAACAAATAAGAGAAATTAATGTATACAATGTTTAATAAATATATTAAATATTATTATTTATTATATATATAATGAACCGATTATTTGGAGTAGTAAATGGTATATATCAATGTAATTTAGATAGATCAAATGAATTAAATCAACGCATTTATGAGAGAAATGTTCCATCTAGCACATTACAGCCGCAGTTTGGAATAAGACCTGTAGCAACAAAATATGAAATGTTACCTATATTTGACCGTCGGATGCCCGCTACAGTACCGATTAAACAAGAAGTGCCCTATAATATAGAAGCAACATTTAATCCAGGATCAGCACAAGCGCCTTGGAGTGGATTTGCTGAAAATGTAAATAATGAATCAAGACTTCGTAATCAGTTTTTTGCGAATCAAACAAATGGTCAAGCCGCATATGTTCCTTCATCAACGAGTGATATGTATAAAGTAAATATAAATAGTACTAATAGGGTAAATCAACCTTTTCCTTCTTTATTTAAGGACCCAGTTTTAGCACCATTTAATCCAGATGAAAATAATATAGCTATTAATGTGTTTGATAACTCTACAAGACAACAAGTGAAGAATATAAATTGTTAAATTACTATGTTAAATTATAATCATATGTTAGATTATAATTTATTTTATAATGTATACATTTAATGGAAGATATACCAGAAGTTGTAAATCCTTTGATGCTTAAGATGAAAGATATAACATTAGAGTTTTTAACAAATCCTTTATATCATAACATGATTAATTCAAAATCAGGGTTATTAAATAATAGCAAAATAAATAAACAAGATATAAAATTTTATCGGAAAAGAATTTATGCATTAAGCAAACATTTATTAAAGGGTGATTCTCCAAATGAATCACTTAAAAAAATACACGATGATTATGTAAATGCTGCTATTATTTATTTAAAAATGATAGATACAAAAGACATTATACAAGAACAATATCAAAATGAAATATTTTCCGATATTAATAATATTAATTTTTCAAATGAAATGGGTTCAAATGAAATGGGTTCAAATGAAATGGGTTCAAATGAATCAACAAATGTAGCGGATGCGAATCAACAAATGATGCGTAAAATCGTAAATATTAGTAATTTAGATAATTATGTTATTATTACAAATACAAATAATACAGGAAATGAATACACATTACCGACTAAAAAAGAAATTAATTTACATACACAAGAACTTAAGACAAAGGGTATAATAAAAAAGGATAAAAAGGTTAAAAAACCTAAAGAGTAAAAATAATTTATTATCTAAATATTATTATATTAATAAATATTAATATAATATGAATAATAAACAAGGTAATAAACAAACTATTAATAAACAAAGTAATGATAAACAAAGTAATGATACATCTAGTAATAAAAAATTTAAAAAATTAGAATGTGCTCCGGGGTCGGGTATAAACTCTTATAGTTGTTATAACAGCGATGCTCTTTTAAAATTAAAAGATAATTGGAATAGCAGACACCCAGACGCAAAAATAACCGTGAATGATCCAAAAAGTATATGGGAATCATTGAAAACATACATGGAAGATGTTTGTGATAATGAATATTGTTGGTTAAGACAAAAATTTATGGAAAACAATGTTGGTAATGATTTACTTTCATATACATTTGCCCCAAAATCACCACGGTCTTGGTTAAAAAATAAAAATGAATGGTTATCTAGTGTAGACATTGAAAAAGTCATGAAACAATATGAAAGGGCATATAAGAAATTTAATTTTATTGGGCCTTCACCTATTGATTTTGACACGCATTCATTAAATGGTGAATGTGTTTGGGAAGAATTATGCGATTTTGATTTAAAACAACAACTTGCGAAGGGCAAGAAAAAAATAGGAATTATTTTTAATACTGATCCTCATTATAAAGGCGGGTCGCATTGGATATCACTTTTTATAAATATTCAACAAGACAATAATTATATATTCTTTTTTGATAGTAACGGGAATAAAATTCCTAAGGAAATAAAGGTTTTGTGTGATAGAATACTAAAACAAGGTAATGTGTTAAATATAAAAAACTTTAATTTATATGAAAATGACAAGTCTCATCAACGAACCAATACTGAATGTGGTATGTATTCTTTGTATTTAATTATAGAACTCCTTACAGAAAATCATAAAATTGACCATTTTATGAATAATTGGATAAAGGATAAGACAGTAGAAAAATTACGGGATAAATATTTTAATAAGGAAATGTAATATATTTAATTAATTATATAATTGATTAAGCATATAAAAATATCTGTCATTACAATAATAATGACAGATATTTTGACTAATTTTAAAAGCAATCAAAATAAAGGAATTATATGGGGTTTGTTAAATGAACACAATGTTTTTAATGGAATTGATAATAAATATGTTACTAGCATTAAAAGCGAATTTGATAATAAAATTAACCAAATTTCTAATACTATTTCAACAACTGATAATCTGGTAACCTTAAATAAAAAAGTAATATCGGAAATGATAAATGAAATCACTAAATATAAAACATCAAACATTCAACGCCAACCATCTAGACAAGAACAACTAGTCAATATTCCAATTACTAGCGCAGACGCTCAACTACAAAAACAAACCTTATTTCAAAAAAATCTAGAAACAAAACAATCTGAATTTGATACATTAATTAATAAACCAAAACCAAATACTATAGATTTTGCTGATAATAACGGACAAGATAAACCAAATAGTTCTGAAATGGAAAGAAAACTTGCGGAAACAATCGCATGGAGAGAAAAACAGTTAAATGTTGTGCTTGATACACAGAATAAATCTGAAACAAGTATAAGCGAAGCAAATAAATGGATTAATCGTGATAATGTATCTCCTAGTGAAAATAATCTTATTTTAAAAATAGACAAAAATACTCCAGTAGATATTAATGTCATTAATTTAGATAATAAATTTAAAAAGAAGGTTTCTTTTCCAGATGCCAAAGAATCAGAACCAATCGCATATAATTTTTTATCATTACTCAAAAAGAAAGATCCACAACATATCGATCATAATAATGTTAATAATTCATACAATTTAGAGGAGAATATGATATTTATGAAAACTCAATTAAAAGAATTAATGGAAAAACAAAATATTATATTAGAAAACCAAACTGTTATTCTTAAAATTATTAATGAATTACACGTAAAACCAACTGATATTGTATCTCCAGGCATAAATCTAGAAATAACAGAATGAAATATATTATTTTGTTAGGTTATTTGATAATCTATTCAATGTATTTTCGGATTTTTTCTCTAAACCTAATGCTTTGCATATATTTTCCTTTTTAATAATAAATTTCTCTCCTCCCTCTAATTCTACTATTCTGGTTTGTGGAAAAAATGATACTGGTTTTTGACTACTACTCATCCAGCATCCATTATCATCTTTTTTAGAACCTCTTATCGTATTATCATTAATTATCCAATCAAAAAGTTCAACTGGGGTTTCCATGATATAATAATAATTAATAGTTATATTTAATTATTATTTTATATAATATATTATAATTTTTCAAATTCAACACTCTGGCTCTTTCCTGTTCCACTAAATTTCAACTTACCTAAATGTACCGGATTTCCGCGCAAAACACTATCATAATCATAAATAAAATTATTTTCTTCATTAAAAAAGTATTTTGTTCCTTCTAATGTGACAGGTTTGCCCTTTAAGGTGGCTACCCCTTTATTTTTTTCAGCAACAGCATCGTCTTCTTCATCTCCGATAGAAGGTGTGAACGCAAACTTGTCCGAATCCGTTGGACCAAAAGAAAAGCATTGTAATTTTTCCTTGGCTCCAAATTTTGAATGTATCGCACAATCTATGGAGGACTCTTTTACAGAGAGAAGAAGTTGTGCTGATACTTCTTCTTTAATCGTCGCGATTTCATACAATGCCTCATCTGTTGTAATTGGCGTAATATTATCTCTTTTACTCTTGTCTTTAATACGCAATTCCACCGCATCATTGCTTTTCTTTTGTTCTTCCGATAAAGTCATTAAATACATAAATACGGTTATCGTTCGCAATTCTTCGGGTAAATTTTGGTGACTACATATACGCCGTGCTCGCCCAATAACTTGTTCTATTCTTACTGGATGCCAATATGGCTCAGTTATGTGAACATAACGGACATTTTCTAATGATATACCTTCGGCACCTGATGCAGTAATCATAAACACTTTAATGATTTCTCCATACATGTTATTATTGGCTTTTGCTTGTAATACACTGGAAATTTCTGGTGATACAAATTTCCAGTTTCCATTAAAAATATTACGAACTATTTCCTTTTCTTCTGTGCTTTCTGTTCCCGTATATAAGGCGAATGTTGGTTTATCTTTATCTTCTTCAGGTATTCCTATTTTCCATTTGTCGCCTTCTTTAACCAACTTAAATTGTGTAAATCCATTTGCTTCTAAAATAAGTTTTAATATTCCAATACCTTCTAGTGTTCGGAATTGACTATAGACAAGATGTAACCCTACATGTGATTCATCTTTGATGTTTTCTAAGACATTTAAAAATTTTGGACTATAAATCTGTAAGGCTTCTGGTGTCAAATATTTATCCTTATTTGTATCTAATTTTTGTAAAGCAAGCGTTACCGCTTTATCATATAAGGCGGTTTTTTCTTTTCTTGATAATTTAACCGCAGGTGCGCCTTCTTCTGCTGGTGCTCCTTCGGTGGGCACTCCTTCGGTTCCATATATTTCATCCGCATCATATTTTCCATTAGCATTCGCCAATTTATCTTCATCTGTCGTTAAATCAATATCATCTTCATCATTGCTTTCATTCATAATTGCGTTTTCTAAATTTTCATCGCCGGATGGCATTGGACGATTAATAACTGGATACGGAAAGACAAAATTACAAAATAATCGCGAAAATATACGATAGGTTGAAGATTCTTCTTGAAAGAGGTCATCCGCTTTTTTCTTGCCACGTTTCATCGCATTACTTTTTTCTACCTTACGTTCCGCTTTTCGTGCTTCTTCATATTTAGTAAATTGATGAGGACTCATAGGAATTTTAATAACAACAAAATCTGTTTTTTTATCATATTTCGGCATTAACCCTTCTTGCGCACTTCTAAAATAAGAGGTTAATCCAAGTATTCTACGTTTAAACATAATCATATTTTTTACTTCA